GCGGCTCCAGGGTGTCCGTGAGGACGCCCGGTGGAGTGAAATCCAAGTCAACAACCCCCGCAAAAGCGGCAGCGCAAGAGCGGCTGCTGAACGCGGTCGAACATTCGGATTGGCGGCCTGCTGGAAAGACCGCGACCGAGAAATACAAGTCGAAACTATGAGCACACAAATCGAACCCCCGGAGCCTGAGACGGATTTCGGGAACAACGCGGCCCACGAAACTCCGCAGAAACAAGCGGAACGCGCGGGCATTCACGAAGGCAAAGAGCCGACTGGAGACTCTCCGGTTAGCGAGAATTCGATGGGCGCGGTGATTCACAAGGACCGCCCGGCATGATGATTTGCACCTGGTATCGCAAGCGGGGGCTAGTTACCAGTCTTGTTTGGAGGACTGACGGTCCGTGGGTGCTTGGCCGCGTTCGTTTCGCGACCTGCACGCATTACTGTTTTGGTCCTTTCTTATTGACGGTGGATGTGCCGCGCAAACCTCGATGAACGTCGCCGATCTCCTGTCGTATCAAGCCGAGGCATACCCCCGTTTGTTACAAGCATTGCGCACACATGGCGCTGCCCTCGACGGGTCCGACATGGGGATCGGCAAAACCTACATGGCGTCGGCGGTCATCAGAGAACTGGGACTGCCGGCGCTTGTAGTTGCCCCGAAGGTTACGCTTCCAGCGTGGGAGCGGGTGATGACGCAAATGGGCACTGAAGCTTCCCTGGTGAACTGGGAAATGGTGGGCCGCCGGCTGCAATACGGCCACTGGCTGCCCCTGGCGCGCCGGCAAAAATATCCCCGGTTTGCGTGGAACCCGGAGATCAAGTTCCTTGTGTTCGACGAAGCCCACCGAGCAAAGGGGCAGAACACTGACAACAGCTTTTTCGTGCGGGCGGCGCGAGCGTGCGGAATTCCGGCGCTGGCACTGTCTGCAACGGCTGCGCAGAGCCCGGTCGATATGCAGGCGTTGGCTTACCTGCTGCGGCTTTACACCACCGACTTCTGGAGCTGGGCACGCAAGTTCGGCTGCTACCCGGGGACGTTTGGCGGGCTGAAGTTCGTGGACACATTCGAGTATCGGGTTGCTGTTCTGAAACGACTGCACCACATGATTTTTGAGCAGCACGAGTTGCCGGTGTTTGGAGGCAAAAAGATTATCGAGCCCCGCGGCATCCGGCTTCGCGCTGCCGACGTGGGGGATTTCCCAGAGTCGCAAATTCGTGCCGAGCTTTACGATGTCTCCGATCCCGTCCGAGTGGATCAGCTTTACGCGGAAATGCAGCCGCAGCTCGACGAGTTGCGGGCCAAGAAATCCAATGACGCCGACCTGGAACACCCGTTGACGCGAATACTGAGAGCCCGCCAGGAGCTTGAGCTTCTCAAGGTGCCGACCTTCGTGGAGCTCGCCCAAGACGCGATGGCTTCGGGGTATTCGGTCGTGATCTTCATGAATTTCACGGAGTCGCTGCAAGCGCTGGCTGCAAAATTGCGCACGCGCAATATCGTGGACGGATCTCAAAGCGGAGCGCGCGGAGAGTCGGAGCGTCAAGACATCGTGGATTGCTTTCAGGCCAATCACAGCAATCTCATTTTGCTCAACGTGCGCGCAGGAGGCGTTGGGGTCCGGCTGCATGACGAGCACGGCGGGCACCCTCGGGTGGCGTTCCACTCGCCCACTTACGGGGCCTACGACTTTCGCCAAGCCAGCGGTCGGGTGCAATCCGCCTCCGCGAAGAGTAAATCGGTGCAAAGAATTGTGCTTGCTGCCCGGACGGTAGAGGTTAAGATCCAGCACGTGTTGGAACGCAAGTTAGAAAATTTGGATTTGTTGAATGACGGCGACTGCGTAATACCATGAATCTCACGAATACCACTGGAAACGAAGACCGAGCCATTTCTTGCATCACGAAAAACCCCGCGGAGGAGTGCGAGGACTGTATCAACACTTTGGTTGCGATCATCGCCCGGATGGACCGGGAGCTAACGGAGAAGACCGACCTGGCCGAGAGTCTGCAACAGCAAATTGACAACCCCTGAGCCCTGTTCATGACACACCTTGCAAATACAACCACAGCCGAAGACCGGGCTATCGACAGGGCGGAACAGAACGCGGAAGCGGCCCAAGAAAGCATCCGCGAGCTTGTCTGCATTATCAAACGGTTGAATCTCGTAATCGTTAAAATCTACTATCCCGACGACGAAACACCATGAGCACTGAAACGCACCAAGCCGAGAGGCAGCATCATCCGTATTCACCGAGCACCTTGCAATCGAGGGAGGCGTGCTGTCACTACGCCCCGCACAGCACCACGACCGAGGCAGCTCTTGCTGGGACGGCGCAGCATGATTCCGTTGAAGCCGGCGCGCCGCATGAGAAATTGAGCGACTCGCAGGCGGACGCGGTCAACCAGTGCCTCATGTTTTTCGACGGGTTGGTTGCTCAGCATCCCGGGTGCACTACTTACACGGAGGCGTATTTACCAGTGGACGACGAAGTAATCGTGACGGGGAGCAAGCCGCCGAAAGCCTGGAAGGGCACCACGGCGGGCTACGTGGACAAGGCGCTGATCTCCGCCGATCGCAAGACCGGCGCAATCGTGGATTGGAAGTTTGGCATGTGGGAGGTTGAAGACGCCGACAACAACTTGCAGGGGATCTCTTACGCCCTGGGATTGTTCCATCTGTGCCCGACACTTGAATCTGTGACGACGTATTTCATCCAGCCGCACCTGGACTCGATCGACTCGCACACGTTCACCCGCGCACAAGTGCCAAAGCTGTTGCTGCGGGTGAAAATAGTCGTGGCACGGGCGATGCAGCCCGTCACGCCGCCGAATCCGAACGAGCTGGCGTGCCTGTTCTGCGGAAACCTGCACAAGTGCCCTGCCGTTGCAGAATTGGTGTTGAACGTCTCCAAGAAATATCGGCCCCTGGAGGTCCCCGCAAACGTGACGCCAGAGCTTATCAAAGACCAGGCTCAGGCCGGTGCGATTTTGAAGTTGGCGGCGGTCATGGCGGCCTGGGCGGACCGTGCGAAAAAGTGGCTCAACGAGAAAACTTTGGAAGACGAGCATTTCTGTCCGACCGGATACATCCGCGTGACCAGCACGCGCCGGATTGTGGAAGACGTGCAAAAGCTGATTGCGATCGCGAAGCGGTTCATCGCGCCGGAGAAAGTGGATGCGTTGGTAGAGATCTCCCTTACTCCTCTGGAGAAAGAAATTGCCCTGGCGACTGAGCGGGGCAAGAAAGAGTCCACTGTCGCAGAGTTCGGTAAGCTTCTGCTAGAAACAGGAGCCGTGAAGATGGGTAATCCGTTCGCCTTCCTTCGCGTGTCCAAGAACGGGTCAAACAAAACCTAACCATGAAAATAAAATTCAGTGATCAACTCGCGGGAGCGGCGCCGATGCCCGAACGTCCTGCACCGGCGCAAACGCCGGAAGTCCGGTTCTCGCCAGCCGTGCAGGAAAACACCCGGACTGCCGAGGTGGAACTGGTCAAAGATGCTGAACCCGCTGGGGTAGCTCCTGTCGTCCAGGCGGGCTCGAAGTGCTACTCCTGCGGACAGCAATTTCGCATCGACATTTACGAAGGTGATTTTTGTCCGGTGTGCGGCGTGAATCTCAACGGTCCCGGGGCGAAGACAAACACGGAGCGAGCTCGCATGGACGAGGAAAGGGAAAAAGCCTTGGCCGCGCGCGCGCAAGGCCCCGGGCCGGCGGATCTCGCACAGCAGGAGATGGCCCCGCCTCCCCGCGCCCGCAAACCTCGTGCGACCGCTGTTGTTGCGCCGGCTCCCGAGCCGGTGGCGCCGCCGGCACCGGTATGCCTGGCGGGTCCTGGGCGGCCGGTGACATTGCCTCCTTCGACCGTCCGGGTGATGCCGCCGGGGCCTTCCATCGTTGTCTTGCCGCACGCGCGGCCAGCGAATCCCAGCCAGGCCGTAGCGGTAATTCCCGCTACTCGGCAAGCCGTGGTCCTCCACGATCCATCGACGTGGCTCGATGAAAACGCAGTCCCGATCAGTTTGGAGGACGTTTACATGCCGAGAATCAACATCGTGCAGAAGGTGGGCGATCTCTCGAACGTTCACATCCACGGCTCCGTCGTGCTCAGTCAAACGCTGGCGCTTTACGTGCCGGAACAAACCTGCCCGGACGGTAAGGGCGGGTTGCAAAAAATCGAGGCCACAGCGCCGTTACAAACCGTCATCGTGTGCTTTCGGCCCATGCAATACGTCGAGAAGGTGCCCGGCGGCGAGCATCGCGGGGAGTTGTTCAATTCTCCTGACGAAGTGCTGGCCTACGGCGGCACGCTGGACTACAATGAAGCGGCCGCAGACCCAAACAAGCCCTACTTCCAGAAGCTCGCCACAGCGTTGGTGATCTTGCGCAAGCCGGAGTTTGTCGCCGACCTGGAGAGCTTTCCTTACGAGCTCGACGGTATTCGGTATGCCCCGGCGCTCTGGAGCATGAAGGGCACCGCGTTCACGCACGCCTACAAGGCAATCGCGACCACGAAAGTGCATGGTCCGCTCCGTGGAAGAAAGTATTTCGAGCGGAGCTGGGATCTCTCGACCCAGCTCAAGAAGTTCCAAGCAAACTTCGCTTACGTTCCGGTGATCAAGCTGGGCAACGACACGCCGGCAGGATTCCCGCAACTCATTCAGGAGATTCTGTGCCGACCGCGCACGGTCTCCGAACCACCGGCCGGGGAGAGTGATTAACTCACCGGTCCTAGTGCCTCTGAACCGACTCCACCCTTTGTTTGGGGGTTCGTGACAACGACGGAGGCGCATACCAAACAAGCGCGGACTGAAGCATGATCTTACCCCGTTCGATGGGCTGAGGGGAACACCGGGACGCCCGGGAAACCAAGTGTAAGCCCCGCAGGCTCCGCGTTTTTTTTTCTTATGAATGCCGTTACCATAGACTTCGAGACGTTCTACCACAAGAAGGACTACTCTGTTGCGAAGATGGGCAACTGGGCGTATGTTCATGATTCGCGTTTCGATCCGTATCTTGTCTCCGTGTGCGACGGGGAACAAACCTGGGTCGGACAGCCGAAAGATTTGAACTGGACAGCCCTCCAGGGGCGAACCCTCGTGGCTCACAACGCGGCCTTCGAGCAGCATATTGTTGCCCGGCTGGAGGAATTGAAGTGGATTCCCGAGCTGAACCTGGCGGGGTTTCATTGCTCTGCGAACATGACCAGCTACCTGTGCGACCGGCGCGCTCTCGATCATGCGTGCGACTTTTTGCTGCATGAGAAGGTGTCAAAGGGCATGCGCGAGTGGATGAACGGACGCACTTGGGCCGACGCAGTGAAAGAAGGCAAGGACAAAGAGCTGACCGAGTATGCCCGCAAGGACGCCGAGCTGGCGTGGAGATTGTGGGACCAGTTCTCTCCGCAGTGGCCTGAGCAAGAATGTTTGTTGTCAGATCTGACGGTCGAGGGGGAGATCTACGGTATCAAGATCGACCAGAACTTGCTGACAGAATACCTCGACATAGCCCAAAGGGCATTGATCGTGAATGAATCCCGGCTGCCTTGGATGGCCGCCGGCAAGAAGCCGACAAGTCCGATTGCGATTGCGGAGGAGTGCCGCAAGCATGGGATTCCTTGTCCGCCGGTGAAGGTCGATGATGAAGAAGGCTTCCAGATCTGGGAAGACAAGTGGTCCCCGCAATTCTCCTGGGTGCAATCCGTCGCCTCGTGGCGCCAGGTGAACAAGTTGATCGCGACGCTGCGTATGTTCGAGCAACGTTGCCGGCCAGATGGCACGGTGCCTGTGCCTCTCAAGTATTACGGGGCGCACACTGGACGCTGGGCCGGCACCTCGGGGCTGAACTTTCTCAACTTCCGCAAGGAGCCGATCTACTTGGACAAGGAGTCCATGATTATCGAGAGGCACGAAGAGCTGAAGGAGATCCGGCGGAGTGTCGAAGAGTCGGGGCAGCTTCCCGAAGGTGTGTCAAGCGCACTCGACATCAGGAAAATCCTGGTGCCGCGCGACGGTTACAAGTTCATCCTGGCGGACCTGTCTCAGATTGAGCCTCGTGTGCTGGCCTGGTTCTGCCAGGACTGGGAGTTCTTGGACAAGCTGGCGCATGGCATGAGCCCGTATGAAGCGCATGCCCGCTCGACGATGGGCTGGAAGGGCGGCAAGCTGAAGGACGAGGACCCGAAGCTCTACAATCTGGCGAAGATCCGCGTGCTGCAACTCGGGTATCAGAGCGGCTGGCGCAAGCTGCAAGCGACCGCTTGGACCAAGTTGAACATTGAACTCGCTGACTCGGAAGCGCAGCAAATCGTGATCGACTTCCGGGCGCAGAGTCCTCGGATTACCAAGTGCTGGGAGTTGTTGGGCCGGGCCTTCAAGATGGCCACGCTGCAACACGAGGAGTTCTTTGACCTGGAACTGCCGTCGGGGCGGGAGCTGCACTACGGCAAGCCGGTCCGCAGCGCCCGAGTGCGCATGAACGAGGACACCGGGCAACTGGAAAAGGTGTCCGTGATTACTGCGGACGTGGGAGGCCGGCGCTTTTCGTTCTACGGCGGCATGCTTACGGAGAACATCGTGCAAGCTACGGCTCGGGACGTGTTTTGCGAGCAGTTGCTATCGCTCCGCCGGGCGGGGCACCGCGCGTTGTTCCACGTTTACGACGATGTCACGCTGGAAGTGAAGTCCGAAGTGACGACGGCTGAGGTAGAGAAGTTGATGAGCGTTACTCCTTCCTGGATGCCCCGGCTGCCGGTGGCAGCGGAGGCGCAAGAAGCCACGCATTACAAGAAATGAAAGCTCTTGCTAACCTGTCAAGCCTGTCCACTTTCGATTGTATCCCGTGGGACTTTCGTTGGATGGCGGACCCGAAGACTCGAATAGCCCGGCAAAACAACAAGAAGGCCCGACAGGAATGGATTCGCCGGTCCGACACAGTGCACCAATGCTGGTGTCCCTGGGAGGGAGTCAACGGCACCACGCGAATCGCCAAGCCGAACAAGGCCGACGAGGGCAACCCGGCCTGGCTGCTGCATGCGCTGGCGGCGGACTTCGACTCTGTGATTGACCTGGAGGAGCTGACCAAGGCACTGGAAAATCGTTGTCCTTTTGGGCCGCCCAACGAGGTCGAGTGGACCATGACGCCTGGCCACTGCCGCTTGGTGTGGGTGTTAGACCAACCGCTCATGTTCGCGAGTCATGAGTTTGCGGTGCATTGCCTGAAGCACATCGCTACGCAAATGAAATTTGCGGGCGTCTTGTCCGGCTTTGACGCCGGGGCGTTTGAAGATCCCAGCCGCTACTATACCAACAGCGGAGAGTGGCGGCACGTAACCGATGCGCCTCTGCTATCCGCCGCCTTGATCCGCGGATGGATGCAGGAGTCTTCAGAAAAATTCAACTGGGCGCCGCTCGGGCTCGCGATTCCTTTGGAGCACGTGGCCCCCGAGCTGGCCAAACTCTTCCCCCGCTTCTCAGAGTGGCCCGGGGATTTCAAACTCGGGTCGCAGGGACCGTCTTTCTGGGTGAATGGGTCAGTGAGTCCAACATCCGCAATCGTGCGAGAGACGGGCATACAGACGTTTGCGGCGCACGCACACAAGGCTTTCTTTTCCTGGTCCGAGCTACTGGGCGCAGCGTTCACAGAGACGTTTCGGGTGAAGCAACTCGGCGCGGCGACGGAGAATGTTTACTGGGACACGGAGAAATACTGGCGATTGGACGGCGAACAAAAGTGGATGGGGGTAAGTCAGTTTGACATCTCGATGTTTCTCCGCACGAATCGCGGGCTCTTGGCGGTCCGAGATAAGACTGGGCATTCACAACTCGACAGCGCGTTGCTTTTCATCCAGGATTATCAGAACCTCGCTCAAGTCACAGAGCGCGTGTTTCAACCTTACGGGTTGCTCGTTGAGGAAGGCCGGAGAATTCTTAACGTATCCCAGAAGCGCGTGGTGCAGCCCGTGAATCATCCAGTGACCTGGGGACCGCAAGGCGAGTTCACGTTCATCAGCATGGTCCTGGATGCGCTGTTTGTTGACGCGGAACAAGAGGAGTATTTCAAAGCGTGGTTGGCGCGGTTCTATCAGGGCGCCTATCGGTTAAATTTGGAGAGCGGGCAGGCTTTGATCTTCGCCGGAGGTGGGGGCATTGGTAAAACGATGCTAAACGTCGGCATCGTAGGCGGGGTCATGGGCGGGAGTGAAGATGCAGGCCGATACCTTGCTGGCAAGGACCAATATGGGGGCGAACTTTGGCAGGTTGGGCACTGGGCCGTGGATGATTTTTCGGCCTTCGACGATCACGCGGCCAAACAAGCTTTTGCTGAGGGCTTGAAAGCGGTAGTTGCGAACACTATGTTTTCCTCTCGGCAGAAATACCAAGTGACTCGCCGGGTGCCGTGGTGCGGGCGCGTGCTCATTACGTGCAACCTGGATTCGTTGTCCTCCGATATGATCCCTAGCTTGGATCGAAGTAACGCGGACAAGATAGTGTTGTTGCGGGGGGTGGAAGATCCGCCCGTTCAGTATGCTTCTCAGTCAGAAACCACGGCCCGGATAAAACGAGAACTGCCTTTCTTTGCTCGGTATTTGCTCGATTACAAAACACCGGAGAGACTCATCGGAGCCTCGCGCTTCGGCATTCAAGCTTTCAAAGACAAGTTGCTGGCAGAAGTAGCCCAAGACGGTAGTTTTGGGAGCACGTTTGCCGACATCTTCATGTCTGCGCTTCGATCTTATTTTGAGACGTGCCCGAAAGAAGAAGCCTGGCAAGGTTCTTCTGTTAGCGCATTCAGACTCATCGACGCGGACGGCGGCACGAAGGCGATGCGTTTGTCGGCGATCTCAACCGGGCGGTATCTGTCATCTCTTATGCAGAGGCCAGAGAATCCGTTTCACATTTCGCGGCAACATCGAGTGCACGTAAGCTCCTGGTGGACCGTGCCCCGCGAGGCGGTCTTAGAGTATTTTGAGAAAGTAAAAGCATGAGCCAGCCTTTATCCGCCGAACGCGAGCGCTTGTTGTTCCAGCGTTTGCCGGGCCTTCAGGGGCGCCGCGCGCTCGCGGAGTTGGCGGAGCATTTCATAGGCATGGCTCAGTCAGAAGCCTTGCGAATCGCAGGCGATCGAATGGATGAGTCGGAAGTGAAGAGCTTGGCCAGCTCGGTGTTGCTGCAAACACTGAAGGCCTTCAAACTAAGCCGGAACACTCGGTTTTCGGTCTATTTGCGCAAGGCGCTTTTCCAAGAGATCTCAAACCTGCGCGCCGACGCGTTCTTTCGGTCAGCCGATCGGGTTTGGTATGGCCGGACGCAAAGCGGAGGAGAACAAGGCAGCCGGCGCAATCCGTCCACGGGGACGATGATGCCGGTGTTTCACGGCGGGGACTCGGAGGGAGTTAATCTGGTCACGATCTCTCGCGAATACTTGTATCCGATGATGCGGCTGCTACCTCGTGACGATCAACGTTTGTTGCGGGCGTATTTCTTCCGGGGCCTTAACATCGTCCAGATTGCGGAACGTCGTCACGTCACCAAGCAAGCAATCTCTCTTCAGCTTCACAAAGCCTTAGACCGGCTGCGTAAGAAAATGGCTCATGCTCCCATATCCCTTAAAGACCTATGAACATCGTCGCTCTTGATTTGGGCATTCACACCGGCTTCGCTCACAACGACGGCTTCCAATTTGACTCGGGCACCTGGGTATTCAAGGGCAAAGCTGACCGGGATCTTGATTATCGCGTCTCCGATTTTTACGGCAAGCTTTACCGGCTGCTTGAGCATCGCCTGGGATCGCCTATATACGACTGGGTGGTGTTCGAGGACGTGCAGTTCTCGACCTACACGTATCAAACGCAACTCTGGGCGAGCTTCCGGGCGGCTATGTGGCTCGCGTGTTACCACCGGGGGCTTCGCTGCAAAGGAGTCCCGGTCGGCACGTTGAAGAAGTTTGCCACTGGGCACGGCGGCGCGACGAAGGAAATGATGGCCGCCTGGGCAGTGAAACGGTTTGCGCCTCGGCTTTACCGGGGCAGCGATGGAACAGTGCGTAGTCAGGGAACCAATTTCAAGGTTGACGACAACGAGATTGATGCGATACACTTGCACGATCTTGCGACGCATAACGAATTGTATTTGCTGAACCACAAACTCCCATGAGCGATCAACCCGATGTCCGACCGACGCAGATTGTAACTGTGGACGAGCAGGGGCAAACCTTGCATCAGATTGGCGCGCTGCTGGCAATTTGCGGGAGTCTCACGCCTTATGTAATCGAGCAGCACAACGAGAACCCGCACCGCAAAAAGGAATTGGACGGCGGGGTGCAGTGTTCGGTGGAATCCCTGTTGATCAACACGTGCGACCGGCTGGCTAAGATCGTGGGCGAGGATGCGCGGTGGGCCTTCGACGAGGTTGCAAACACCGCGAAGAAGCAAAAGTTTCTGGAGAACCTGGAGGCCAACCGGCAGCTTATGCAGTTGCAAGCTGTCTCCGTGGCGGAGAGTTTGCGGCCCAGTCACCGGGAAGAGCCCGGCATGTTCAAATTGAACGAAACCCTTTACGCGGCCTGCTCTGGTCCTCTGGAGGAGTGGCGATGGCGAATGGTCGGCATTGGCCAGTCTCCTTCGGCGGCGCTGCGAGACTATGACCTTCGGCACATGGGGCAGCCGGCTTCCTCCCTCGAAGTGCTGGAAGTCTTGTTCCCTGAAAACCGCAAACGCAGGAAGTAGCTATGAAAAACAAATACCTCGACAAGCAGATTGCAGAAGTAGCGCGCAAAAATCCAAGTTGGGGCCGCGACCGGATTGCCAAGGCATTAAATGCGCCGTATAGCACCGTGCGCAACGCACTGCGACGGCTTCAGGCAACGGCGGAAGCCAAGCCCGACAAGCCCTCTGAGTCTCTTGCGGTGCAAGTCGCGAAGAAAGCTCCCATCGAATTTGGGCGCCTGGGCCTGGAACACGTCGATGCGGGTGACTGGTTTCGCGTTGGCTTGGTGGCTGATACCCACTTGTGTTGCCAGGAAGAACGCCTTGAAGCGTTGCATTGTCAATACGATCTCTTCAAGTCGGAGGGGATCTCCAGCGTTTTACACGCCGGCAATTTGGTGGATGGTTGCGTGCCGAAGATCAACGGTGCCTCCGTGATTGTCAGCACCCCCGACGACCAGGCGCAATACGTGATCGACAACTACCCGACGCGAGCTGGTATTACAACGTATTACATTACCGGAGACGATCACGAGGGTTGGTGGATTAAGCAAGGGCTGAACTGGGGCATCATGCTGCAATACATGGCCAAGGCCCAAGCACGGGAAGATTTGCATTACATCGGGCACGTCGAAGCTGACGTGGAGATCATGGTCCCGGACACGGTGAAAAAGCCGGTGATCAAGATTCAGCACCCCGGCGGCGGGAGTTGCTACGCGCGCAGCTACGCGCCCCAACGCACCATCGAGAGTCTTGAAGGCGGGGAGAAGCCGGACGTGCTGGTCCAGGGGCACTACCACGTCAACGGGTTTTGGAACGAGCGCAACGTGCACGTGATCACCCTGCCAGGATTCCAGGACCAGACGATCTTTGGTCGAAAGAAGCGTCTGCGTTTTGAAGTGGGCGGCGCGATCCTTGAATTCAAAGTCAACTCAGCCGGCGCGATCACCCGCTGCCGGTGCGAGTTCAACATGTTCTTCAACCGGGGGTACTACAAAGCGTTTTTGCGCTCGGACAGAAAGCTGTTGAAAGGGCATCTGCGACTGACCGTGTGAAGACGATCCTGCTAACGTATTACGACGACCGGCGGCGAGACATCGCCCAGGTTGCGGTCCCGGCGATGAAACGCTTTGCCGATGAGAATCAAATCGAGCTGGTCGCACTGGAGGAACCGACGTTGGCGAGCCCGATGGGGCACAAAATCCTCCTGGTCCTAAAGTTTCTGGAGCAGTGCGACCGCTTGATCTACGCGGACTCCGATGTTTTGTTTCAGAGACACGCAACCCTCCGGGATCTGTTTCAGAAACCGGTGGGAGTCTCTCAAGACTACGCCGGCTTATGCACCGGCTTCATGACGTTTGTGCGAGCCGTGAAAGTAGTCGAGCTGGTGACTCAGTGGAAGATCCAAGGAGCCCTGCCAATCCCCGGTCGGCCATTTCCGAGCGATCAACGCAGCTTCCAGAAGCTAGTTGCACGTTTGTCCGATGGTAAAGAATTGGTGGAAGAGCTTTCGCAGGACGTGGTGTCCAATCCATTAAGTTCCAAAATCGGCAGCCTGGCCCATCATTACTGGGCGCAGCATGCGTCCCAAGTTCTTGACCGAATGAGGCGTAGTTTGCGGTAACGCGACTGCCAAAAACGCAAGCCCGCGCGGGTAGAGGAACCGGCGCGGGCTTTTCCTTGTAGCATCAGAAAGTGGTGCCGCGAGCGGGAGTCGAACCCGCAGGACTGTTTGACTTGTCAGCTCGTTCACTGAGTCTATCCCGGAAGTGAACCTTCCAGAAAATCAAAGAGCCCGCGCCGGCCGCAGCATTCAAAGAACTGCGGACAAGCTACACCTGCACGCGGAAATTGTCAAACAACTATTTTTCGGATCAAGCTCTCGTAAAACGGAAGAGCGTTGTCTTCCCAGCGCCGGGGGTAGTTGAATTTGAAGAAGTCCCATTCGTAGTGCGTCTCGGGCCAGGTAACCCCAAACTGAAAAGACCGCCAGGGAAGAGCGAAAAGATCTTCATCAGAGATTGCGGGACGCTGAAAGATTTGCGTGAAGAGGTCCGCGCCGATCCGGGATATGAGCAACATCGTCGGGTGAGAAATCAACCAAAAGAGTTTCTCCCGTCGCAGGTGTGCCCGGACAAAAGGTTCAATGGGGGTGTCGCACTGGGCGTCTTTCTGCGCCATGCGGTTCATCGCTTCGGCGTGCCGGGTGGTAAACTGCGGGTCGAATTGCCCCTCGCGGAGGGCGCGCGCGATCTGATCGTGCGTTTGCCCGGCGCGTAGCAGCCGGCGGACGTTCTCCAGGTCTTTTGGGATGTCGGTAACGGGAAAGATGCTGCTGAGAGAAGGCGCGTGCATGCGCAAGCGGCGCCCTGGGATCTCTGCGGCTACTTGACTGCCGAACTGCTCTAGGAAAGGTTGGTGCGCCGGCCACGCATTCGAGACATAAAAGTCGGTGTGTTGAAAGAACGCATGCACGAGCGGCTGCGCGAGCAGGGTGGGGATGCGTTCGGGAAACTTCCAGCTCACGATGCCCCAGCAATTCATCTCCGGCGGGTTAGGGTAGAGTTCCTTCCAGTAGCGGAGCAACTGCCGCCCGTGGCAGGCGGTGTAAAGTCCGAGCGTGGGCCAGTTCGGGCGCCAGGGCTCTGACCACACGATTGAACGTGGATACCATTCGTCCGCCTGTGCGGGGGCGGTGAAGAATCGTATTTCTTCGGGGGTAGGCGCGCGAGCCAGCAGGGCAACGAAGACCTGGGTCACGCTCTCCGGGGTGGGGTGCTCGAAGTTCCAGATGCTCACGGGATCTCTTCCCTCACCGGGACGGTAGCCAGGTTGTATTTGTGCGCTGCCCAAAGCCGGTGGTGCCCGTCGCTCACAATTCGCCTGCCGTGGCGCCAGGTGATCAGGACTGGCGTGCGCACCCCGTATTGGCGCACCGAGGAGAGAAAGTGCCGCCAGGCTTCCGGGCAGGCTTGAAAGTGGCGCTGCTCGATGTAGGCAAAAACTTCCCCCCAGTTACCCTCGTGGCATCCGCGGTAATCCACGGGGGAAGTGGACGCCAGGATCTCTGCAAGTGGGCGGGTTTCAAAAAGCGTTTGCACAACAAAAACGCGCCAGGCAGGGCACCACCCCTGTTGGCCTGGCGCGGCTCAATACGAACCGGCGGACCTGTCAAACAGCCGGCTTGAGCAAAGAATTTACCAGATTCCCATACCCCGGCTTTGGTCGGGAGGTCGGGGAGGTCGGGGCCAGGTTCTTCAGCCGGCTTGCCAACAGCGCGTTTTGCGCCCCGGCGGGCACTGGGCGGCCCGGCATCGGGGAGGGGGACAACGAGGCACCCCCCGGGGTTGCGGCTTGTTCTTGGCCTGGTTGCGCTCCAATGGCGGGGGTTTCTTCGTCTCCTGCCGCGGCGCTATCGCCGAGCAGCGTGGAGATCGGAACAGCCACCTCGGTCAGTTTCCCGGCCTTGTCGGCGTCCTTGATTTGCTGGCCCGGGATTTTCTCCGGGTTGAAAAGCGCGTAAGTCGTTCCATCTAAGGCGCGATAGAGGTTCAAACCGATCGACATCACGTCGTGCATGCGGGCACCGATCTCCTGCACCACTGGGTTTTTCTCGTCCTCCGGTGTCGAGTAGGCTGCCGGCGGGGTGCCCGCAAAGATTGCCCGGACCGGCGGAAGATCCAGCACGTTCTCGGGATTCGCGGTCGGGTTCACCTGGGCAACCGTGTCCTCTCCGTAAATCGGGGCGCGCTGGGCCTGGCTATTGGTAGGCACGAGTGCCTGCACCGCGGCATCGTTGATCTTCGAGCTCGGGGCGGGGGCGGTTGGGTCGAACAGATTAGGGCTTCCGGTGGGCATGGGGGCTTTCTTTCTTGGGACGCTTGTGATCATGCGCAAGCACATCTTCGAGTTGTTCGCCAGTGCCGAAGGTGGCGACGGCGTGCTCCCGGAACAGCGCGAGCTGTTGGGGGGTCATGGATTTCTGGATGTCTTCCCAGGTGATCCGCTTCCAGGTGCCGCGTTTCATAGGTTCGGGCATATCATTTCGGGCGAATCTCTGCCTTCTCGGCGGATTGCGTAGCGGGTTTCACGGCGCCGGCTAAACGCTGACGCCGTTCCCACTCGTCCACCAGCACGCGATGCCAGTTTTTATCAACCCGGCGAAACCGATCATCGGTCACTAGACGCTGTAACTCGGCGTCGGGCATCCCCTGCGACATCATCTTCTCATTCTGGCTCGCGCGCTTTGGCATAAAATTCGCCGAGTTAATATCGCCCAGGTCGAGGCCCAAGTCAAGGGGCTGTTCTGTCGGCGCGGCCCGGATCTCCAGCCGGCCAGTTTCCTCGTTTCGTTGCAGCTTTTTCAACGGCTCCTCGAAAGACGCCAGCTCTTCGCCGGCCCCCCGAGTCCACCCGCGCTCGCCCCACAGCTTCTTTTCCTGAAACCACATCAGGGCTTGCAGGTCGTCCGGCTGCATGTGCAACTCTTTTGCCGCCTTTGCAAATGCTTCCTGCGCGAACAAGAAGGCGGGATCGGTAATGCCGCCCTCGCTGCGGGGCAGCAATCGCCACGGAGATTTCGTCAGCCCGTCCCAGCCCAGGCGTTTCATCGTCCGGGAAGCCCACACGTCGATGGTCGCGCCGTGATCGGTGCCCGCCAGGTTTTTCGCAAACTGCTGCGTCTTGAGCCCCTGCACTTCCTCGGCCCAGGTGCCGGACAGCACCCGCAAAACCTGATCCGAGTTCTGGCCAAATTGTTTTTCGTTCTCGCGAACTAAGGAGAGCTCGCGGCTTTCGATCCACCACTCCTTCAGCGCAGCGTCGGAGGGCACGATGGTTGAGTTGTTCTCGCGCTGCCATTGCCGCAACAACCCGCCCGTTTCCAGCTTGGCATAAGCCTTCTTGTATGAAGCGATCGCGTCGTCGAACTTGCCTTCCTTCCAGAGGTTATACGCTTCGAGAGCATACTTGAAGTTTTGGGCCACGTCAGTTCTCGCGCTGGTGGCCGCGAGCAACTGGGCGAAAGAAGTAACCTCGGCGTCAGTCTTGAAGTGCTCTTTGATCAGCCGGACGGTTTCTTGATACCAGGACTTGCCGGCGAGCACGTCTGGGTCAGCAATTGCGCGCGCTTCTTCGGCAATCTTCTTGGCGAATGCAGTCGTCTGGGCATCTTGACGCGCTGACTCTCCGCGGATTCCTTTGGCAGCTTGCCGGGACAAAGGCGAATCGTCGAACGTGTATTTCACCATGTTCACGAGGGGCTTGCCTTTGGCGTTGATAATGTATTCGCCTTCGGGGGTTCGCTTGAACAGGACGGGCACTGACTCCGGGTGGAATTCAACACGTTCCTGCGTTACGCGCCGAGCGTAATCCCGAGCAAAGGCTTGCGGGTCCGTCTCCGTTACCTCGGCCCCGAACTCTGCTTGCTCCGCGTCGCCTTTCTTCGGCTTGGGCATGAACGCGGCTCGTTGCGCGCCAGTGTCAGAAATGAGGGGGAGGTGATCCAACTTGTCGATGCCCTCATACTCCACCAGGTTTGCGGCGCCTCCATCGACAATCTTCATTTTGCCGTTGAGGATGTTGACCCGCATGTGGTCGATGTCGTCGAGGTTCTCGCGCACCAACTGGAAAATCTTGTCCTTCGCATCCGTGGTCCAGGCGTTCTCGGAAGCCTCGATCGCTAGCGTTCCGGTGCGAGGTTCGTAGCGAACGCGAATGAAGCCTTCTCGAATGGCCTTCTCTCGTTCAGCAATGTCGGGCACGTTTGCAAAGTCCGTGCCGTATTCCGCGTTGAGCTTAGCGCTATTACGGGCCAGCCAGTCCTCGTGCATGCTGCCCTGGATGGAGCGGAACTTTCCGTCGGGGTCGATCCACCCGGAGGTTTCCAGCTTCTCAGGTTCCTCCCGCCGGCCGCGCTTAGCCATCATTGCTGCTTCGGGCGGTTTGGGCAGCTCGGCTGGGATCGCGTTCTCTCCCTTCAACAACGCTTGCACCGCCTTCGCAATCTGCGCGGGAGAGGTCAGAACGGTTTTCCCAGTGCCGCCCACCGGGATTGAGTGTCCGTAAGGGTCCTTCTCCGTGGGCACCGTGTCATAAATCGCCTGCTGCTGGTTGAACTTCCCAAAAGCGATCGTGTTGTCCCGATGCTTCTGATCAGGCAGCGCATTCACGTCGATGCTTGTCTGCGTCGGGTCGTCCATCTTGAACACCCCCATAGCCGTCCCCGGAATTGCAAGCACGTCCTCGTATCGGTCGGCTACTTTTTGCACCGCCGCCGGAGTGAGTGCCTTCGTCAGCACGTTCTCGCTGGCCACGGTGACGATGTCCACTTTCTGATCTTTTCGATCCCACACCTTGCCGGCGCCGGTGAACGTCTGCCCAGAGCTGGTGCCCTCGCGAACCTTTGCAAGTTCGTCGGCGACTTCCTTCGATTTCTCAAACGCTTGCGGCATGAAGGCGCCGTGAAACTGCGCAACCCTTGACGAAGTGCGACTGGGCAAGTGGCCGGCGCGATAAAACTCTTTGATGTCGTTGATAATTACCGTTGGATTCGTGACGGCCGGATAAACCCGGCTATCACGTGCGTAACCGTTTTGATCAACTAAATCAACAGCCACCTCCCCCCACTCATTTTTCAAACTCGGATCAGCGAAGAAACTTTCCAGCTTGCGATATTGTGCCTCAGAAGGTTCTTTGTTTGAGGAGATCTCCGCACCGGGTAACTCCGGCATGATTCGGATCGCGCCGGAATTGACAAACGCTGTCAGCCCGGATGTTTCACCGGAGTAACCCAATTTCCCAGCACCGGCTTTCTTCGATGCCGCCGCTATGAACGGGGTAAGCATGTTTTCTCCCACCGCTTCAGCAATCGAAGAGTGGTCGATCGTGCGTTTGTAATCTCCAGGCGGGGCATCGGGACCTTTGCCGGTGAAATCAAGCTGCGTGCCGTCGGGTAGTAGATAGCCGGTCTCCTTCCACTTCTCCGTGTCTCCGTATTCCCGCCAGGCGGCGCGATGCAAGCGTCGAGCGTATGTAGTCAGTAACTTGTCTTCGGACTCCTTGCGCTTGGCCATGAACGCACCTTCGGCCTTGCCGGTGGGTTCATCAACAATTTTCCATCCGAGACGATTAAGAGCGCTCTCGAAAACATCAGTCCCGACAGGAAGTGTTCCGCGGGGAACGCCGGGTAGAGGCTCCCACACAGTCACAACTCTTGTCAGAGCTCCAGTAGCAGGAGAATACCGGGGCTTGCCAACCGATGCCCGCACAAGTTGGTTGTCGGGACCCTGCAACAAAACGCTCACGTCTCCGGGTGTCGATTTCGGTATGTTCTTAAAAGACCAGCCGGATTTGTTTCTCCAAGCAGAGCGTTCCATTACTTCTGCTCCCGTTTCTTTTTGCCCGGGGATGTCCTCGGGTAAAATAGGCAGATCAGCCATTCCAGCGACTCGACTTTTCGTCATGAACGCACCTTCGGCCTTGCCGGGCGTCTTGTCAAGTTGCTGCGAGGCCCAGTCGTAGATCTCGCGCGCGAAATTCTCGTGGATCGCCGGGTCGGTGTGGAACGACTTCGCGAGCACGTTCTCATCCACGTCGGCGGCAGAGGTCGTCTTCAACTCCTTCGACAACTCGCTGCCCTCATACACGGCCAGGTTGTAGATGTTCGCGTGGCTGATCACGTCTGAATTCTTCCGGAGGAAGTCCATCGTGTGCGCATAGGTCGCCGCGGTCTCCCCCGGCAACCCGATCACGATGTTCGGAATGAACGCGATGCCCAGCCGGCGCATCTGCTCGGTGGCGGCGTCGATCAACTTCTCGTTCGCCGGTTTGCGCTGACCTTTCAGCACGCTGTCGTTGTAGGACTCGACGCCCAGCTCGATGAACTTGATGCCGCTCTTGCGCAGGAATTCGTCGCTGAAGGACTTCATTTGCGCCGCCGTCGTCTGAATCACGAAGCCCCCGAAGTCGGGATTCGCAGCCTTCATCTTGGCATAGAGCTCGGGCAGTCGCAAGTAACTGTCGTGATGGCCGAAGGTTTTGTCGTTGAGATAAGCCAGCGGCGCATTCAGATCGCCGAAGGCGTCCACTTGCTGAGTCACTACCTCGGGCGGCGTCCCAACGACCTTTTTCGTGGTCGTGCAGAACTTGCACGCGTGCCGGCACCCCTGCGAGAGATCCAGCCGAGGAACAACGGAAGAACCCCGATACAAGCGGTAGTCAAAGCCGCGTTTGTATTCCAGCCCAAGAGATCGAACGTATTCATCGATGGATTCATACCGGGTTGCGCGAGGGTTGCGCGAGGTGATCTCGCTGGTGTCCGTGTAGCCGCCCAGGACCGTGTGGCCTGGATTTGCGTCCGCGAGCTCCGCGACCTTCGACTTGTTCACGTCGAGCACCGAGAAGGCCACGTCCTGGTAGCCCGCTGTGGCGAGAAAGCTCTTGGCTTCCGCCATGTCGCGCACCACGTAGAGATCCGCCGCCTCGCCAAGCGCGTGTGTCAACACTGCGTGCCACTGCGGGACTTCCCAGAAGTCGGGCAGTCGAGCATACCCCTTGCGCTGCGCATACAGCTTGTCGTAATATGCGGATGCAGCAACATCCAAGGGATTTGGAGGTTTGTTCACGTCGGTTGGGGCATACATCATGTCCTTCGTGAACTGCATCAGCAACACCCGGTTGGAGTTGTCCGACGCTCCCGACTGGCGAACCCATAGGTTGCCCTTGCCCCGCTCGACCGCGTGCCCATACGTATCCGCAGGCTCCGTAATCTCGCTGCCGCGCGCCTTGGGCATGAACGCCGCCGGGGTGAGGCCGGCGGATTCCCCCGGAAGAGCGGGCCGGTCGGGGTTTGTCTCAGAGCTTCCGACCATGCCATCAGGAATGTCGATCGGTCGCTGCGGAGTCGGCCCGAGTGGTTCAGTTGTCGCAGGGGCATCTTCTACCGTCCAACCCTTCTTGTTTAGCGAGGGCTCGTATGTGGTGCTACGCGCGGTGAAAGCACCGGGGAAAGATTCCTTGGGTGTGATCTGTCGCACCATACCCAGGCCCAGCACGGAGGCATCCTGGTCCCCGTCGTGCGTGGCTGCGACTCGTTCCCCGTTCGGCCCCACCAGGGTTACGTCACGCTTCGGCATGAAGCCGGCGCGAGCCAGGTCCGTCGAAGGCATGCGCAGCAAAGACTCAGGCCGCGGCGTGAGACCGCGGATCTGCTCCAGACTGAGCTCTTGCGTGACTTCGTGCAACTGCCCTTTCGCGTCGAAGCCGGCGTCCACCAGCTCCGCCCGCAGGGGGTTGGTCTCCATGACCGGCACGTCTTCCGGGACGATGATGCCCTTCTTGGCAAGAGCTTCCTTCTTGAAGACCGGCGCGCCTTTCGCGGGGGTAAGCGGGCGCCCATGCGCCTCTGCAAGTATCTGTGCCGCCATTCCCGCGGGCATCGGCATACCCGAAGGTCCGGTTCGCTGGGCAACTCGGCCAGTTTTCGGCGGAGCGAGGCCCATCGAGGCGTTGATGAATTGCGCTTTCCGCGGATCAAGAAGGGTCGGCTTCCAGTTTGGATCTGGCGCCGGGATTACCCCTTGCCAGCCTGCGGGTGGGTGCATCGCCGTGCCGTCGCCGCCGTAGCCGTGAGCGTGATTGCGCAGGTAAGAGGTTACATCAGCCGCAAAGTCCCTAAATCCAGGCTCCGTGAAATGCCCGTCCGACCCTGTTTCATACGGCACAAGACCTGGTGCCTTCTTGCGAGCGGAAAACTCTCCAATCCGTAGCGCATTCGCGAGCAGGATGTCGAGGTTCATCGACAGCAGGTTTACGTTGTCTCCGCGAACCTTAACGCCATAGAATATCGCTTGATGTCGGAGCGTCCGCAAGAGTTCAACCGGATAGGTCCCGTCCGCCTTGCGCTGCAATTCGACTTCAAGACGCTCCGCCCTGCGGATGTATCTTGCCACGTTTTCACCAACCGTTTCGGGCCGGGCATAGTCGAGCTCCACTGGAGTAACATCGCCATGTTCCCGTTGCAGCAATTCCCAAACCTGGTCCATCACTGCCTTGGCGTTGTCGTCGTATTTCGGGGAAGCTTGCGTGCGGCGGCGCGCTTCGGAAAGCCCTTCGATGTCTTTCGCCTGGGCGACGAATTCTTTGGTGCCTACGCCTGGCGGGCGCATGAGCGAAGCCTGCGCGCCTGTCGTTGCCGCTCGAATCGGCACCGCTCCAGGCACCCCGGGGGCTGGACGAAGAACGGGCTGGATCTCCAAAGCTTTCAACCTCTCCGCCAGCACGGGAGTTTCCAGAGAACGAAAAACAGGTTCGGCAAGCTGTCGCCCTGTAAAAGAGGGCGTCAAACCGCCGTGGCGGCCGGTGATAAAAGTTTTCGGATCGAGAGTTGGGCGAACTATGCCTGCCTTTTCAAATAGCGAGCCCAGAGCTGTAAACGCGGAGTTTAGCACTCCGGGTGGCGCGCCGTTCAAAGACCGCCCACGTAGAATGGCGCCCAGGGTCTCCGCAGAAGCTTCGTCCAGAATGTTGCCGGTCGCACCTTTGCCCCCGTAAAGCTCTTCAAGCGCGGGGCGGATCGGGTTGACGTGCGTAGCCAGATCTGCCCGATACTTTTCCCAGGCAGGCCGATCTGTCTCCCGAAGCAGCCAGTCGAGCACGTGCCCGGGCTCATGATAAACTGCGGCGTCCCCACCATTCAACAACATGACTTTCCGTGGTCCCCGGCCTTCCGTCGGATCAAGCCGGACGGTGAAGCCACGCTGCCCCCGGGCTTCAGCAATCAGTTGCTCCGGCGTGAAGTCCGGGTGTTCGCGTTGAACTTCAGCCAACACCCGCGGATCTTGGGCAAACTGGTCCACAGGCAGCAAGTAAAGCTCAGCCTTGCCGCGGAAGTATTCCCGCACCCGATTGATCAAACCTGCTGTGGGGGAATCGTTCCTGCGCAACGCTTCAATCGCCTGCGTGTGGGCCTGATCGAGGTTGGGTTCGATGTTGAAAGCCGGTGAACGCACCGGGTCACGCGCGACTTCCTGATACCGCGCCTGGTAAGCCCTTGCGACGCCTTCGTGCGCAGCAGAAACGGCTTGACGTGTTGCTCCCCCGAAGCCACCAAAGAAAGCCATCGTGCCGATGAGCTGCCCCGCCTCCATGTCAGTATGCGCCCCCAGGGCAAACGGCGCGCTCGCAAGACCGCCTTCGATTGCGCCAGCCACCGCCGGGGTTGCAAGTTTTGCGATCGGCAACGCGTTCTCAGCCAGGGCTGCTCCGCCGCGCTTCAAACCCCACTCCGTCCCCTTTGTCACAGCATGCGCAACTTTGCCGGCGACCCAGCCCCCCGGACCCGCCGTGACTGCCCCGCCGAGCGGAGCTTCTTTTCCGACCCAACCCACCACAGGAGCCGCCGCTTTTTCTGCGGCCCATCCCGCACCTTTGAAAAGCTTCGCCAGGGAAAATTCTGTTGCGATGCCGATGGTCTTTCCTCCAAGACCGATCACCTCGAACAGCTTGCCTCCGCCCATCGGAATGAACGTCATCGGCCCGTTGAAGAGCGACTTGTCTGCGATCGCTTCTGGATCGAGGGTAACACCGGCGGCCTGCAATCGCTCCGGGGTAACGCCTGCCAAGGAAGATACGACCCCACCTCCCTGCGCAACGTTTGTGTGCCGACGAAAACTTTCTGCGTCGGCGTCGAGGTCCTCACGCAACCGCAGACGGCGAGCCTCGGGATTCTCCTCCACCTTCGCCCGTTGGCCAGTCACCTCACCGGGAACACCGGGCACCCCCGGCACCGGGGCCGCTCGATACACCCGGCCCGCCGTCCGGGAAACAAGAGTAGCCAGATCCCGAGCTTGCAGAATTCCTTCGTCGATTGACGCTACGCTTTCGCCCGCAATCTTCGCCGCTGCCGCCAGCGTTGAATCCCGCACTTCCATGTTGTTTTCCAACATGTCTTTCGCGAAGGCCCAGGCTAGTTTCGCTTCACCCGCGGCGGCCCCCGCGACCGCGCGCACCCCACTCTTGCCCGTTTCCCACAAGCCTCGGCCGATCGCTTTTGCGGTGCGCCCCACTTCCCACGGCCGCGCGTCTTGTGCATCGTAAATCTCGTAAAGCTTCTCGCGCAAATCAGGCGGCAAGTCTTTTCCGTATTGGCCCAGCATCGCCACTGGTGAAAACGCGTCATCCGCCGCTAGTTCTTGCGGCGTGCGCTCCATCAGTTTCCCGATGTCTGGATTTTGAGGAGCCTGGGAAAACTCCGCAGTGCTTGGTCCTATTGAAGGGATATGCACCGCCCTTGGGGCAGCCTGAAACTCGTCAAGGGTAGGCGCAGCCGGTGTCACCGGAGCGGCGGCTTGAAACTCGGCGAGATCCGGCACTGGCGCAGCGGCGTTGAATTCTTCCACCGAAGGCGGGAGAAAAATTCCCGAAGCCGTAGCCTTTTGAATCGGCGACTCTTTGAGTTCGACAGGCATCTTAAAAAGTGGGTCGAATAATCATCGGCGCTGGGGGCGCATTCTGAATAGGCGCCGGCCCGGCATAAGGAATCACTTTGGTCGGGTCAGCAGGATCAAGCATCCACCACCCTGCGCGGCCTGGGATCTGCCGGACATCCGCGCCCGTCGGCGGAGCTCCAGCCGGCGCAGCGGGCGTCTCCGATAGAGAAGTCGCAACGCTGCCTTTTTTGAGGTATTCCTTCAACCAACCCTGATACTTGTCGTTGGTGTAGTGCGCAACCTCTGCGTTCATTGCCCCGTATTGCAATCCGGGATTGCTCTCCAGCCGGGATTGCGCGGTCTTCAAAGCAGGCCCCGCACTTGCGAGTCCAATGTCACGAATGCGCCGGGCAACTCCAAGCACGTCGGTTCGTTGTGCAGGGGACAACTTCTTTTCCAAGCCGAATGCCTGATTGTAATACTGCTTCAACTTACCAGAAATGCTATTGATCTCTTCGGGATCGACCCCCTGCATCCGGCCCGCCATCTTCGCGGCCCACATCGCACTGAGATCTTTCGAGAGGCCCTGGTCCCCGACCACGGAAGCGTCACCTTCTTTGTCCGGCACAGCCGCGTCGTGCACGTTGGCTTTCTGCACGTATTGAAAGATGCTCTTGAACTTGTCGTCGAGCACTTTGAATTCTTTGACTTCGTCTGCACTCTCAACGCTTGCGGCCACTTTGTCAGCTTGTTCCAGCGCAAACTTTCCCGCCTCCGGGTGCATGCGATAATAAAGGGCCATCGACGCATTGGCATTCTGAGACGGGTCCGACAATCCCATCGCCGCCAAGCCTCGAATAAACTCCCGCTTACCCAGCGTAGTCATGCCCGACTTGTTCAGGAAGTCGTCCCACTGTTCAACTGTCTTTGGCAGCGGGGCCTGATACCCCTTCACGCCGTAAAACGATTGCTTCGTCTCCAGCTCGGCTTTCTTTTGCACCAGTTCTTCAGGCGTCAAATTCGCCAGGGGCAGCGCTTGATTCAACGCCGTTGCCGTGTTGACTTGGCTTTGAGCGATGCCTGTGTTCAACGCCTGGCGCTGGGCTTCCGTTGCCAAGGGCTGCAACTGGATTTGTGACGTAAGCTGGGCATTCTCCGCTTGCAATTTCTTGAACGCAGTGGCGCGTTCCGGGGCGGAAAGCTCGTTGATGTCTGCGACACGCTTATTCGCTTCAGCCGCCGCTTGCTTGCGCTGCGCCGGCTTCACCTGGATCTCGTCCAGCAAGTTGCTCATGTCGGCCACGCCTTTGGCGTGTGCCTGCATGGACGCCTGCATGACCTGGTTCAGCGCCGACATCGGATCGCGCGGCACAGCCAACTCTTCGAGGTTGGGCTGCAATGGAACATACACGTTGGCTGCCATAAATTACTGTCCTGGATTGCTGAATTGCGACTTGTAATAAGTCAGGTCCGAATTGCTTAGGTTTGGCGTCCCTCCCGAGCCACCGCCGCCCATCCCGCCTATCGCGTTCCCCAGGAAATTCGTCGCTGCTCCGATTTCCTTGCCCGTGGTTTCGGCGTTCATGAGTTTGTTGCCCGCCGCGGCGTTTGCAAGATCCATCATCTGCTGATTCTTCATCTGAATCTGCTTCAGATGCAAGTTGACCACGTCGCCGCCGGCCAACCCGATGCCCGGCATCGCGGTTTCTCCGAGCCTAGAGGCCAGCCCTGCCCGGTCAGCCCGCGCATTCTGAACCTGCACGAGGGATGAAGTCAGATTGCCGAGAATCTGCGCTCGGGCGGAGTCCATGTTCGTCACCAGGCCCAGCTCGCTCTGCGCTGTCGCCTGGCGCTGCTGCTTCAAAGCTTCGCCCTGCACGCCGATCAATTCCCGCATGCGCACTCCGACCGGTCCCTCTGCCGTCGGCCGAACACCACTGCCCGTCGAAAGTCCCGCGCGCACAAGCTCCGCCTCGTATTCCGGGGACAACGTCGCGCCCAGGTCCAGGTTCTCCTTGGCCTTGTCCAGCAACAAGTCCCGAACTGCATTGCGCTTTGTATCCGCCGGCACGTTCTCCTTGACCATCTGCGCCAGCACCGAGTCTTCTTGATTCTTGTGCAGGTCGTCCTGCAAGATGTCTGCCAAAGCACTGGCGCCCGTCTCCCGGAGCTGGGCCAGCAACGGATCGTATTTCTTCTGCGCCGCAATGCTCCCTTTGAAGCGATCGAGGTCCGCCTGTTTCGCTTCTGCTTTTGCCGTGCCGGTGTCAAGAGAGGTCTGTTTCTCGACCGATTGCTTGATGATCTTGTAGGCCTTGTTTTGGGCATGCCTGTTCATCTCGGACGACACTATCGTCCCCACCATGCCGATCATACTTCCTGCCATGCTCATAAGGCTCCTGTCTGTTTTAGAAAGGTCAGTTCCGTCATCCGAAACCCCTTCTTCAAGTAAATCTGGGCGACGCTGCGGCCCGGCTGATTCATCATGCAGCCGGCGCTAATCAACTTCACGTCCCGACGCGCAGCTTCCGTAAACAACGCGTTCAACAACTCGGCGCCGTGCCCCCGGTATTTGGGCCGGACATACCAGTGCACCACCGTCAGGATTTGCTGGCCCGTCATGATCTCCCGAGTCGCGGTCGCGCACAGCATGCCCTCGACAAAATCAATTTCCAGCAAGAACACTGCGGCGGCCAAGGAATCAAATGCCGCAGCCCACCACGAGCAGTAGTGCGCTGCGCTAAACTCCCCGGGGAAGCCTCCTTCGGGAAAAGCCTCCCCCGCCAGCACCGCCATCTGCGGTATGTCCGCCGTTGTCGCGCGTCTGATCACACCTTTATATTGCCTCTTTCCACGATTTAGTCCAGTTACAACAACGTAATCTGAACCGCCATTAGGAGTGCCTCACCAGCCGGCCCGAGGTTATCAAGCGCCGACAGATTCGCAAGATGATAGTATTGAGTAATCGCCTGCACTTCGTAAGTGGTATCATCTACGGCGTGCAGCACTCCCGACGCCGATACCAATCCGATTCCGGCGTTATCCGGGACGGCACTCCCACAAGGAAACCCAGCCGATCCAACTACATCCCCCGAATCCGATCCGTTTTCTACCGCACGGCTGTTCGACACGTCGTAAAGCCGCAACCGCGGCTGCGCAAACGAGGACCCCGCAAAAATCTGTATCCGGTACTCTCCCGCCGGCAACGTAAACTGATCTCCAGAAAAATCAAGACTCAACGCATCCGGGTCAATGATCGAAGTAAGCGGCACTCGCGTCCAAATATCGGAAACAGCCCAGCTAGTTAGTTGCCAAGGAGGCCCGGCTTGAGTGAACGCAATGGTCGCCACTTTACGAGTCTGCGCCGGCACGACGATCGCAGGCATGAAGTTTATCACCTGCCAGCCTGTGCCGTCGAAAGCCAATTGATAAATGCGATTCGGTTGCAGTTCGTTCGCCCCTACCGCCACCGTCGCGTCGCGGCGAATCGGGTAGGCCGGCCCGCCGTTCAGCGCCAGGGTGGCGCCGGCTGCGTTCACGTATTGAAACTTCGCCAGCAGCCCGCAACTGGTATTCACGCCGTCCCCCAGCGCCGGTGTCGCAATCGAGCCGTCGGAATTCCGCAAGGCCGCGGTGTAAGTCGTGGCCCCCGCCGCGAACACGTAAAAACACGAATTCCAGTGCAGCTTCGGCTGAGTCACGATTCGGTCGGCAAGACATTCGGTGCGCCAAACGACTCCATCCCGCAGCTTCCCGTTGCTGTCAAAGACCAAAGCGACCAGCGCATTAAGGGCGTCCACCTTGCGGCCCGTGGGGGTGTCGGAAACGTCAAGCGGAACGTAACGCCGCGTCACGGAGTCCCACACCCGCCACGACAGTCCGCCTTTAAGCCAGGGGCCGACGTTCTGCCGAGGCTCCACGTCTCCTACCACAAACGTCAGGAACCCGAAGGGGGACACAATCCGAATCTGTTGCAGCCACTTGTCCGCAAACTTCTGCGGCGTCCCCGCGAAGGTCGGATCGAGGGGGGCCATCTCGATTAACAACTGCGAAGGAATCGGGATTGAACTCATAGCTTGGTTATCTGAAGCCGGGCAAGAGAACCGACCCCGGTGTCTGAACACGTGTCGGTCAAGTATCTCGCACCGAGCGCGATCATCTGCAACGAAATCGTGGTAGTGCCCGCCAATCGCGCCTGGCCAATCAAGAAAATCTCATCCCAGGTAGCACCCCAAACAAAAGACGTGTTACTCAAACAAGTCGGGTTTCCTCCACCATCGACAACTTCGGTGCCCGCCGTTACGTTATAGAGTCGCAGCCGGGCCGCGCCGTTTGCCGCGCCTGCACACTTCGCATGCGCAAAGATTTCGTATGAACCTGCTGGCAGGGTAATCTGATACCCGGCAAAACCAGTCGTCATCGAGTTAGGATCGCACAGATCCGTCAGAGGAACGTCAGACCAGGCCGCGGGAATCAATTGCTGAAACAAGTTCCAAGGAACGCTCGTAACCTTGAAATACGCCAGGGCGCTCGGGTGCACCACGGATGCGCCTCCCGTCGCTGGGTCGAATCCCATGATCTGCCAGGAGGTGCCGTCAAACACGATCTGGTAAATCCGGCCCACCTCGATGTTGCCCCCCACAAGCGGAGTGCCGGTGCCCACCACGATCGGATATGCGGTGCCCCCGTTCAGAGAGAAGGTCGAGGCGCCGGTGTTAGCGTTCTGAAACTTCACGAAGATGGCCAAGCTATCCGTGATGCCGTCTCCAAAAGTCGGTGTTGCAACACTTCCATCCGAGTTCAACAAGTTGGCGGAGTAGCCATTCACTCCAGTTGCCAGCACGTAGAAACACGAGTTCCAATGCAGCTTCGGCTGGGTCACGATTCGGTCAGCAAGGCACTCGGTTCGCCAGACGGTCCCGTCGCGCAACCGCCCGTTGTTGTCAAACACCGCATTGAAAAGCGCGGTGAGCCGGTCCACCTCTGCCGCTAGAGTGCTGTCAGAAATGTCGAGGGGAACGTAAGTCTTCAGCACCTCGTCCCAAACCCACCACGCGGTGCCGTTCTTGAGCCAGGGACCGGCGTTGAAAAGCGGCTGCGTGTCGCCTACGACGAAGGTAACAATTCCCGACGGGGAAGAGATCCGCACCCGCTGAATCAAATGCGTCGCGAAATCTTGCAGGTTGCCCTTGAACGCTGGATCGAGAGGGGCCAGCTCGACCACCAATTGAGTTGGATTCACCATAATCTTACAGGGTCATGAACACCGTTGCGCCCGAGCCGGACACCGGGGCCGACGAGGGCAGCCCGGTCGGTTCGCCGAAGAACGCAGGGCTCTCGTAATCGTCCGGGATTTCCCGGCGGGTGATCGGTCTGGAAACTTCGTCGTTCATTTTGTCATTGTGTGCACGTCCACGAGCACCCCGCCCTTGGTGATGCACGTCAGCGTAAACGTCACCGGGGTTGCCCAGATTCGCATCGCAAAGTTGTCCGTGCTGGTTTCCGAATACCGGACCACACTACCCGGATACACCAGCGCCGGGTTGAACAGTCGCATCGTATTCTGGCCGCCGCCCCCGCCCGCAATGAAGTCGCAGCCACCAATCACCAAGCGTTCATAAACGTGCGAATGCCCCGACAACACCAAATCCGCGCCCCACGCATGGAACGGCCAGCGCAGCCGAAGCTGGCCTGGATAATAGTTGTTGGTCGTGGTGCCCGAGACATACGGCGCCTGGTGCATGACGACAATCTTCCACGGCGCCGTCGAACTGGCCATAGCCGCCTGAAGCCAGAGCGCCTGCACCGAGGTCTCATCGTTACCGTCGGGCTCGCACACCGGCAACCCCGTGCCCGAGCTGGCGGTGTTGATGCCCGTGCTGAGGACGAACACCTCGATGTTGCCCACGCGCCGGGAGAAATACCTCGCCTGGCCCAGGAACCCAAACAGGAACGCGCCACACCCAAGATCGAAGTCGTGATTTCCCGCCGCGGCGATCAGCGTGCCATTCGTCACAAAAGACGAGTAAGCCGCCAGCGCCGGGGTGTAATTCGCCGGATTTGCCGAGTCGTTGATGTCCCCGCCCATGACCACGAGGTCGGGATTCCAGCTCAACACTTCGGCAGCGACCGAGTTATGATTCGCGCTCGGAAGCCCGGTGTCCGAGACGAAAGCAATCACCGTTTGGCCAGCCACAGGGACCAACGGCGCCGCCGGCTGCCCCACGAACAACCCAATAGAATAATCCGGCGGACAAATCGCCTGCAAGTGCTGCACAGCGCGCTGCGTCGCAATTTGTAGCGCCACTTTGTCCGCCGTCTCCTGGCTAATGTGGGACCGGGCCACGGCCGTTTGCGTGGTAGTCCGACCTTTGAGGGCCAAGGTAATCGACTGCATCGAATCGTAAACGTCCGCGCTTGCGTTAAGCGGCGTGAGATCCCCCGCCGCCGCCGCACCGTCAAATCGCACCGCTCGAACAGTAGATTCATCAGCCTCGCAAACACCCTCAGCCTGCTCCGCCTTCATGTCCGCGAAAGCCCGGCACTCCAGGATCGCCGCCTGGCCACACCACGTGACCAACAACTGAAACGCATAGTCCCGCTGCTCCTGATCTGCGCTTTCCACTCCGGCGGAGGAATCGAGCAGCTCATACGTCGCCCGAATGTCCGCGGTCCGGGTCCACCGGGACTGCTTCTTGTAGGCGAACACTTGCGAGGCCATCGTCAATTGCGCCTGCGCATCTAAATCTCCTGTCGGCGCCTCCACCCGCTTCAGCAACGCGGTCTTGTATTTCCCCCGCTCCGCCCCGGCCCACTGGACCTTCATGTCCACCACGCCGCTTAGCTCCCCCCAGTGAATGTCCGCGTAGCGGAGGTGCTTCTTGCCCCTGGTGCCGAATTGCAGCGCGCGCATCTCCACCCAAGCGGTAATGTCAACGCCATGATCCTGCCGCTCAGACTGGAAGGCCTCCCACAACCGGTTGGTGCCGTCGTAGTCCACCGAAATGTGGAAACAACGCTCCTGCCCGTTCACGTCTCCGCTGGCCCACTCCACCGGCCGGGTGCCAGTCCAGAACGCATTCCACACCGCCGGAGACTTCTCCGTCAGCGTGGTGAGCACGTTGTGATCGAGAACCCACGTATGGTGGTTGTAGGCATCGTGCACCGGAACACTCACCAAGAGGTAATTCTCGAACCGAGAGCACGCAATAAACTCCTGGCGATTCCACATCCTCGACTTGCTGTCTGCCATTTCGTTGTCAAGAATGAAAAACTCGCTCGTCTGCTGCACGGACCGCGCGGCGTCGTAGGAGGTCAGCCCGTATTGCGAGAACCAATAAAGGCGGCCGTGCAAAGAAATCACTGACCGCTGCGATTTGCAACCGATGGTCGGAAAAAGAGTGGTCTGGAAATCCTGGATGCTGGTCCACAAGTTCCGCTGCAACACCTGCGACTGAAACATCGTGGTGTCCTTCTCCGAAAACACCAACAGGTTTTGAGGAGCGCCCGATCCCCCCACGTTCGCCATCGCCGTAACCTCGTGCTCCAACATGAACGCATCCGTGCCGCCCAGGTAAAGGTTCTCGGTATAGTGAAACGGGTCCCAGATGTCAGAGGCGTAGATTAAATTCCGCTGCGCCACCCACAACCGATTGCCGCTCCAGCACATCGCAGTGCCCTGGGGCACGCCGTCGGGGTCTGTGGTATGCCCGCACGCGCTGCCGTCATACCAAGCCGGCGGCGCGTAGCCGTCCTGCATGAACAGAATCAACCGGGGCCGAACGAAAGACAGCGATCCGTCCGGGTTCAGCGTAACCGCCTGCTGTGCGTCAGCCCAAAATATCTGGTCCGCATAAGGGCAGAAGGTAATCTCCGACAACCAGGTAAAGGTCGTGAAGGGCGGCTCCGAAACATACACCTTGCCTTCTACCACTACCACAAGCTGGGGCGTGGCTTTCAGCGGGCGGAACAGATGCAACCCTTGCAACTTACCTTCGGGCAGGTTACACATCCACCGATACCCAGGCCGGGTCTGCACGACGCCACCGCGGTTCACCACGTTCATGCCGCGGCAATACGTGCCTTGCGCAAGCTTCAGCGAGTCAGACTGCGAGTCTTGACCGAGCAAGAAGTTGAGCTCGCCGTCGGATTGGAAGGTAGGAAGCGGCATGGTTCGTTTAGGTTATGGTGCCGGCGGCGGAGATTGAGCCGGATGCAACGCTTGCACAATCGTCTGCACCGCTTGCGCGATTTGTTGATGCTCGTCCGCCGTCGCACGAACTTGACGAAGCACGGTGATAACAAGCTGGACAGCTTGCTCCAATTGAGAGTTGACAGGGTTAGTCATAAATAATATCCACCGTTCGCAGCAACACCCGCCACATTTCCCGGAAAATAGTTTGCTCCGCCGCCCGAGTAAAGCACCGAGTTGTATTCCGTAAGATACCGCCGCGCCGTCACGTTCAATGGATTCACAAACGTAAGACCCCAAGCCGTCGCCCAAGAAATATACTGCGCCACCGCAAACTCGGTAAACGTGACGGCTGCGGAAATCGTCAACGTCTGGCCAGTCGCAGATAACCAGCCCAACTGGGCCGAGCGGAAATGTGCATACCCGCCCCCAGAAATCGTGTAGCCCCCCGTGCACACACTCTTGCCGTCCCCCACTGCATAGACGTGCGTGCCGTTATTCGCGGTGGCAGACCCGAAATTCAAATTTTGATGAGACAAAATGCCCTGGTTGACAAACAGCAAATTCGACCCCGCGCCAGTCGTCGAAAGCTGGAAGTCTTTTACCACAAAAGAACCAGGAACCGAAAGCGTAACCACCGAGTCGCTGTTACTCACTACCGACACATTCGCCGGGGTGCCCGCGTTGCCTTGAATCGTCAACGTTCCTGCACCCGTCATTTGCTTCAACACCAGCCCGGCCGCTGTGTAAGTTCCGTCAGCGATCTGAATCGTCACACCGTAGATCGCCGTGTCCACGGAGGCAACCGTGTCGATCGCCTTCTGGATAGTCAAAAACGGCGTCCCAACTGCGAGACCATCATTAGCGTCGTTTCCAGTGGTCGCGACGTAATACGTGCGCGCCGCCGTCAACAGCTCGCGCGCCGGCAATCGTTTCAGATAGCTCATACAATCCACCAATTCGCACCGTCGCTCTGCACCGTTACGGAATCATAAATCACGGTCATTGTGTAAGGCGTCGCCCCGTCGATAAGCTGCCCGCCCGTAGTCGCCACGATCACACTATTCGCAGCCACCAGCTTCTTCACCACGTAACGGCGGCCCGCAATCCCCGCCGCGGTCGGCAAAGTCACCGTCACGCTAGCTGCCGTCGAGTCGCAGAATACTGTATGATGCGTCGCGTCAAGAGCGGTCGGCCCAGCCGCCGAAATTGTTGCCTGGCCCGTAGCCAGAGAACCTCCCACCGTCAGGTAACTGTGCGCCGTGGTTAAGCCGCCAAGGCCCACATAGACCAAGTCAGCGCCGGTGCCCCCGATGATGCACGTGTTCGACGCACCCACCCAGGCATTCACGCCCAGCACAATCGACTTGCTAATGTCAGCAAACGAAATCGCCGTGCAACCAGAGTAGCGCCCGAGGAAGATATTGTCACTCCCCGTCACCAAGCAGTTGTTATTCGCGTTGCTGCCGTTCCCTGCGTAGTAACCGATTGCCACGTTGTAAGAACCGTAAATAAGACGTAAAAACGCCCCCGCGCCAATGCCCACATTAGCGGAACCCCCGTTGAAGAAACTGAAGGGTTGGTTTCCAATAGCGATCGTGTGGTCCATGTTTGCACACGGCTGCTGCAAACACGAGCTGCCAATCGCAATCACATAGTTACTATCACTTAATTTAGCGGCGTTGTTAGTGCCCAACAAAATGTTGAAACCACCTCGGCGCAGCGGCGACGCGCACATAGCGCCGAGGATAATGTTCGCCTGCATTCCTGGCTGTCGATTACCTCCCAACATCCCCCCGCCCACACCCGACGCCGAATCACCCATCACAAAACTAAAAGAAGAGGAATGACTAGTCCGGACCGCGGCGTAATCCATCTGGAGCTGCGGCTCTAGCGGATTCAAAATCTTCTTGATCGAAATATCGTCCAACGTAATCGTGCCTGAACATCCCAGCACCGACGCCGTAGAAATGTTCACATAAAGATTCAGATTGCCCGCGGCAGTGACGTAAAGCGTAGAAGAATACGTCACCGCAGCCAACGCAGGCGCCGTCACATATCCGGCTTGAAACGGCACAGCCCCGCCACTGCTCTGCACCTTTACCAGCCCGTTGTTCAAAACAGAGTGCGTCTGTTTCCACGACACCTGGTAAAATCCGGCTGAAGGAATGACCACGACCTGCTCTAATACGCCGTAGGATGTCAACGACAGAGGCCCCATCGTCACAACAGCGTTGTTGACGCCATACGTTACCGCGCCCGTCACCGTCCACCCCGCAAGACTCCCAGTGAAGGTGCCGTTTGTAACCAGCTCCACATCGAGAAGATCCGCCCCGTATAATTGTGTTTGGGTTGCAGTAACGTCGATGAAATTCCCGCCCAAATAGTCTGTGTAAACCCCCGCGGACTTCCAAGTGCCAATCGCAGACTGCCGCCAAAATTCCGTTAATGCTCCGCCTGCGTTCACCGTGCGCAACGCAAGCGCGGAACTTCGAGTAGCGTCCGCAGGGTTAGTCCACAACGCTTCTACCGATGCAGCGGCTCGATTCGCGGTCGTGCTGCTCTGCAACTGAAATCGCATGGCCCCGCCGAAACTCGCCAGCGGAGTGCCGCTAGAGTTGTGCCGAAGCGTCAACGTGTTCGCGATGGTGTTCGTGCCGCCGTCAAGCAACGTGATCTCGGAGCCGGCGCCTACATCCGCCTTCAAAGTGCCAACACCATTCGGACTGATCTGCACGTCGCCGGCCCCTGCCGCAGTCGCAAGCGTCAGCGTGCCGGTGCTGGTCTGAATCGTTTGCACGCCGTTCGCTTGCAAAATTCCGGCAGGAAGAACACTCCACCGCAACGCCGTCGCCGTAGCCAGGGTCGTGTGAAGATCAAGCTGTGCATTCCCTCCGCTGTTTATCGCTCGCGCCACCAGGTCGCAATCCAGCGTTTGCAAATTCACGCCGTTCAAGACCAACGGCGCTCCCTGCGCGAGAGTGCCCAGGTTACTCTGCAAAGTGAGAAAACCAGCCAACGAGATAACGGAAAGATTCGTCTGCCCCCGGATCTCCCGAGAGCCGGGCAAGTAAAAATCTCCTGACAGCGTCAGCAAACGAGGCGCGGAAACATAGTCGTAAGTGAAATACGGAGGATCTTCGGCCAGCAAGCCACCGGCGCCCTCGAAAATCACCGACTGATCAGTAAACGCCGGCTCTGGACCTGGCGGCCCGATCGCGCCATCTGCGCCGTCTGCGCCGTCTGCGCCGTCTGCGCCGTCTGCGCCGTCTGCGCCGTCTGCGCCGTCTGCGCCGTCTGCGCCGTCTGCGCCGTCTGCTCCAGGAGGCCCCGGAGGTCCGGGAGATCCGCCACCGGTGCCTTGCGGATTCAAAATAGCCAGCAGCGCCGCAATCTTCACATCGACTTGCGTCTCCGTGTCATTCAGATCGAGCAGGTATTCGGGAGGGCAATCCTTGAATTGGGCAACCAAAGATTGCAGGAAAAGCCGCTTGTCGGCGAAAGAAATGGGCATCGCCGGGCCAGTGAGCGAAAAACCAACGGGGAGCAACGCGAGGACCGCGGCAATTTTTACGTCAAGCTGCGCCTCCGTATCGTCCAGCCGCATGATGTATTGCGGCAGGGCGTCCGTCCCCAGCGCTGTCGTCAGCGCTTGCAGGTAGGTGCGTTTTTGCGCGATGGTCATCGAATGTCTTCATCCCAGCGAGTCGATGCAACCGCTCCACGGTCCATGATCTGCGGCGGCATGAAGGTCTGCGGCGTGCGGGCTTGCTGCTCTTCCATCAGCCAGCGCAACGCGTGCACCTCGAAGGTGGCCCCGTTGGTCACGTCAGAGTCCACGTCGTAAAACTTCATCGCCTTGAGCATCATGAGAATGGCCCACGGCGAATTGAGGGGAATGAGGTCGGTCAGCGTCGCAAACTGAATCGACCGGCGCCGGAAGCACAGCCGGACCCAAGTGCTCTCGCGAGAGATCTCAATCCGCCGATACATCGGCTCGGTCTCGTTCCACTGGAACACCCCAAGCAAAGTGCCAGTATCACAAGCAGTATTCGGCCGGTGCGAGAAATCGAAACTGGACAGCCGCACCCGATCCGTGGTAACGGCTTTGCGCACGCGAGCGACCCGACCCACAACAGGATCATCCACCGAAGGCAACGCATACCGATAAAGCGTCGGCACCCGGTAGCCATCCACCCACCCGATGGTGTCCTGGGAACGAATCCACTTGCCCGTGCTGTCGTAGCCGTAAACCCACAGCTCGCAATTCTCGTCCGCCTGGTTCTCCACAAACGCAACCAGCCGGCTCGGCGCCTTGAGGTCTTTGTGCGTCGGCCACTCGCCGTTGTCCTTCCAGGACCAATCACAGGGGATCTTGCAGTCGCCCACTCCATTCAAGTGGAAAGAAAACAACTGATCATGCGCCAAGGTAGGCTTGCCCCCGATATTCACCGCAAGCACCGTCTCCACTTCCCGGGGCAGGGTAATGCACTTCTCAGTTGCGCAAATGTCAACGAACCCGATCAGGGGGTCCCAATCCCCCTTGTTGGCCAGCAACTCAACCGCCAACGTCATCCGACGCAACAGAGTTGCCTGATCACAAATACCGGTGATCCGCTTCGCATCGTCCCAAATCTCGCCGACCGTGATCATAGGTTACTCGCCTTCGTCGTCGTCGTCGTCGTCTTCGTCGCCCCGAACCTCCGCCGCAACTTCCTCGAACCGCTCTTCGGCAGTCGGCGTGTGCTTGTCCTCCGGCGTCACGTCGAGAATTTCCTTCACGTCGATCTCAAGATTCCGCGTGCCCCGCTTGACGTTCCGGTTGTCCTGCTTCACTTCGTATTTCACCGTGAGCGTGCCCTCCGACGGGAAGTCTTTCAACGCCTGCCCCTCGTCGAGAATGAGGTAAAGCGTCGGATACTCCACGCGCTTTTCACCAGTCGAAGACGGCGCCTCGCACGGACAACAAGGCCCTCCACCTTCACGACCAAGATCGATTGATTTCATATCAGTAATAGTAAACCACCAGGAAAGCTTTCCGGTTGCCCGTTGTGTCCGTAGTCGCACCAGTGCCCTGCCGCGCATAAAGATTCACCAGCAACGGATCATCCGAAGAAAACGAAGCCAGAGATCCCTCGAACGAAACCGCGACTGCGAGCTGGTTGTCCGCCACGGCGGGAGAGACAAAGTTCGCGAGGTCCGTGCCGCCCCAGAGCGTTCCCGTCGGATAAACCTCTGTGTCAAATGTCGGTAAACCGCCGGCTTTCACTTTGAAAGTGCCAATGCCTTGCGCGGCCCCGGCACCGTTCGATACTAAAACGTCCTGGAACAAGATCCGGCAAAGGCCCCAAGACTTACTTGGGAGAGCCACGATACTCCACGACCAAAGCGCGGTATCCGTAGCCCCGAGGGCAGTGCCGGAAGCAGTGCCCCGATCCACGATCATGTTCGTCGCACCACCAAGCCCCGTCCCGGCTGGACCTGTGGCACCGGTTGTGCCAGGAGGCCCCGCCACTCCCGTCGATCCCCCCGGCCCCGCCACTCCAGTCGCACCAGTCAAACCCGTAGGCCCGGTTGCGCCAGGAGGCCCAGCACCAACCACCAAAGATGAAATCGGAACCGTGACCAGATGCCCAGATAACTCCTGCACCAACTGCAACACAATCATGTTGGCGCCGACCACAGAAACCTGGTAATACCCCGAGCCCGCAATCACCAGCCAAGCCCCAGGAACAATCCAGGCCGTCGAAGTCACCGGAATCGTCACTGTTGCCCCCACAACAGGGTGCAAAAACGCAGCCGACGTGAAAGACCACGGCGGAGCCCCATCCACTCCCGCCGGACCCTGTGGACCTTGCGGGCCAACCAAGCCCACAATACCGTTGAGGAACAGCCGCAAGAAATAGCACGCAAGACCTTCGCCCGCCGTGCGCGGATTCGAGGGCAGCCCGATGTCCAGGTTGCACGGGAGCACCCACACGACTTCGCCGTTCACCACCGTCTTAGTAACGGTGCCGAAAAACGACTCGATGAAATTGTCCAGAGCAGACTCCAACGGCTCATTGTCCGCCGTGACTACCGTCGGGCACGAGCACGGGTTGATGCACCCGCAATTGGTAACGCAATCACCGCCACAACTTTCGCAAGACATAGTCGTTTCCTTTCCTCAGAGCGAGAGGTTTGCTACTTCCAACCAAATTCGGAGAATCTTCAGTTCCACAAGCGCCGGCCCGTCCCCCGCGTGATACGTGTTCTCCGCCTGCGCCACCGCGGGGATCTGCGAGAACGCAAACGTTGCAGCCGCGTGCTGCAACACCTGGATGTTCCTCGCCACCCGCACCGGATCAACCGGGATAGGAGGCTGCACCTGTCGAACTACATCGCTTGAAAAAGACATATCGTGTCCTTAGATGGGATACCTACTGATCGTCAACGAAGCCGAAGCCACGCCTTCATCCGCCGTTGTGGCGGGATACATTTTCCCCACCGAGTTAATGGCGGCGTCGATGGCGCTTGTCAACGGCGTCAGAGTTCCCGAGGGACCGAGCACGCCTGTCACCGAGCCCTTAAACGTTCCGCCTTGGGTCATCGACAAACTCAACTGCGCATCCAGCGCTGGGTCAACTCCTGTCAGCAGAGGCATGCCCACCAATCCAGAGTAGCCAAAGATCACCATCGTAACCCCCCACGTATGCGATTCCCCGCCCCAATCGTCATAGCCGGGACACGGAGGCCCGCTCTTAGGATTCGGCGGCGAGTCCCAATATGAAGCGGACGACCAAAACGTGCGACTGCCTCCCATGAGCACGTAAATCGGGTTAGCCAGGGCCGAAGCGAGCGAAGCCGCCCAGGTCATCGAGTAACAATTTCCGAGGCTACCGCACAAAACTATGCAACTGTCCCCATGCTCAGATGCCGTGGTCATGCAATTGACGGGAGCCGGCACTGGGAACTGGTGGTAAAACGTGCTAGAACATCCGCTCGCAACGAACCCGCCATGCCCGAAAACCCTCAGATGACCGCCGCCTCCGCCCGGCTCGATAAGCACCGCCTTATCTACCACGATCGCTGTCACCGGAGAAGCCACTCCCCCGCCGTCAATGTGCACCACCTTATACACGCCCCCGAAACTCGCCAACTTAGCGTTGCTCGCGGTCGTCGGCGACGCAATCGTCGGCGTCGAACCGTCCGAGGTAATGTGCGTCGAGGTTCCAGGAACCGGGTCAAACGTGGGCACCACCGGGAGACCTGAATCGATGTCGTAAAGCACCCGGGTATTCGGATAAACAACCCCGCCGTCGATCACCGGAGGCGACGAAGGTGCAGGCGTCGTGCCGAAGACCTGCGTGATCTGGGGCACCTCTACGAACGGAGCACAGAACACCGTGTTGAGCGTGCGCCAACCCGATACAAAACCTCCCGCGTGCACCGCTCGAATCCGCAGCACCCGCCCTCCGCACATATTCTGGATCAACAACTGCCCGCCGACCAAGTCCGCAGGAGTGCACGAGAACCAATCAGCAAAGTCGGAGCCACCCGGCGTGGCAGACAACTGCACTTCGTAGGACTCGATCGTTCCGGGCGCACCGAAGGTCAGATCGAGAGTGGCCCCGTCCGGCCCACACGCGATAGTCACGTCCGGTACCGAGGCCGCGGAGCCGCTGCCCCACTGATTCAGCAGCTCCAACCGGGTGCGTTCCGTCTTCAGATCGATAGCCGCAGGAGAATCTCCAATACGATAGAGATTCTCGAATTGAGCATCCGGGGGCAACAGCGAGTAGCGCAGCGAGCTGTTGAACTTCTGCAACAACTGGCACGCGCGCGACAAGCAGCAAGAAGCGTCTTGCTGATACGCCGCCCACTCGGGCTTAGGCAACCCGATAATGTCGCCGGCAAAGCTCATGCGATCAGTTAGCCGGACCAGAACGCAGATACGTAGAGGCCCAGCTCAAAAAGGCCTCGCGATTACCGGGCGGAACTTGATGCAACGCAGCCCGAGCCGCGGCAAGATCCGCAGCAACACCGACGGGAAGCGGCTGCCCGGCATTCGCCAAGGCAATCAACTGTGAGAGAGATGGTCGAGGAGGTGAAGGCATATTAGAATCCTTTCAAGGTTTCGGAATTATGGCCACATGATGTAGAGCCACGCGAAGGTCATCTCCACGAGAAACCGCTGAATCTTCAGCGCCACCGTGGCCGGAGAGTCGCCCTCGACGTAGTGGTTCTCGGCGTAAATGTCCGGCATGAAGAACCAGAAAATCGGATTCGCCTCCAGGTGTTTCAGCACGTTGATGTCTTGCCGAACCTTCGTCGGGTCCAGGGGGAGCGGCGGGTTTGCCAGCTCCGTGATGTCGCTTGTGTATGCCATAATCTTACTGATTGAGTTACCGAGTTTACGTCAACGGCTTGATCAACACTTTCACATTCGCGTCCTGCGCGCCGTCCTGCGCAGATTCAAACATCGTCTTCACCCTCGCCACGACCGAGGCTTCCAGGCCCGATTGATCAAGCGCCTTCGTAAACGCTTTGCCGCCCGCAACCACTTGACCCACCGCTTTAGAAAGCACTGCGCCGCTCGCCCGGCCCGCACTCGCAACCAAACAGGCCCCGGCACCCACTGGTGGATAAGCGACCCCGAGAATCTTGATTCCCGTCCACACCACCAGCCCCAGCACGAACATCCCGCCGACCCAAACCAGATACGGCACCTGCAACCAGCCCGTGCCCTCGATCGTCTTGCCGACCATCGGCTCGATCTTGCGCCGATACTCCTCCACCCGGCGGTCCAGGCGGCCCGAGATCGCGTCCAGCCGGGCCGATAACGCATCTGCGGTAGCTTTCCACTGCGCCTCCGGCGGTCCGACACTCAGCGCTACCGATCGCGTCAACCCTGCGGTTTCCTTCGCCGGCACCAACACTGTCGAAGACGACCCTTCCAGCGTCGCAGCCAAGACTGTTTGCTCCGCTTTCCTGGAGGCGAGATCGGCGGCCTGTTTGAACACTTCCTGGTCTGCCACCGAGGCTTCAGGCACCGGCTTCACCTTTTTCGCCCCAAGCTCTACGGGCTTAGGGAGTAAACTGCACCCCGCGCACAGCAGTATTGTCAGAAAAACATACCACTTTTTGTGACAATACTTCACGCCTCGATTTCCTTGGAAAACTTCACGATTCGCGCCAGCTCAGCCTCGGACATCTTGCTAATCGGGCACTCTTCAAGCAAAGCGCGCTTACCGTTATCTTCTTTCGACAACTTCTCCAAGATCTCCGCCGGCTCCAGCCGGTTTAGCGGGCACAACTGGATCAGCCGCTCCTTGCGGTATCGCTCGCGCGCCTGGCCAAGTTTCACCGCCACGTAAAGCGCGGTCACAATCGCCGCAATGATCTGGAACAGCACCAGCGTATCGTGCAACAAGAAGTTCGTTCCTGGCACTGCGGTAATCGCAGCCCGGCTAGTCACTTCGCCGCCGACATTCACCGCCACCAGCCCGAAAACCTTAATCATTTCTGGAGTCAAAATATCAACCTTCACGCCTTCGCACCCTCACGTCGTTATTGATCCTAAGTTATCCACCATTACCCCCCGGCAAAGCCGAGTAACGGGGCCGCAAATACTGATAGAAAATCTGCCGATACGCTTCCGCCGAAAAATCCGTGGTCCACACGATCAACTCGGCCAGATCCATGTCCGTCGTCGAAGGTCCGCCCGCCCCCGTGTAGCCGATCCGTTGAAACGTCTCCACCTTGCCCACATTCGCGACATAGCCCCGGTTAAGGCCGGGACCTTCAAACTGAACCAGAGAACCCGCCGAAGTCTCCTCCGCGGTCTGGGACAATATACACGCCGCCCAAACATTCTGGCGGCCTTCAAAAGCTCCCCCCGGAGCACGCGCGTTGTTGTTGATCTTGCCGTCAAAGCAATAGTTGTCGTAGGTGCCAGCATTCAAAAACTTCAACGTCATGTAGAAATTCGTCGCGCCCGTTTCCCCCAGCACCACGCTAACCGCGGCACACCGCACCACAGCAAGAGCAGTCCAGTAAATCGGTGTGGTGCCTGCCGTGCCGTTCCTCAGAATTATCGGATTCGGTCCATCGAGATACTTCTGGTTGCCACCGGCATTCCGGAAACGCACCGCGGAAGCCGTGCCCAGCGCATTAGCAACATAAACCGGCTGGTTAGCCGCCGTCGCTTGCACCCAATTGCCCCCCAGAGATCCTTCATTTGTCCACGAGGCAACAGGATCGGTATCGGCTAACACAAGCGAACTAGCCCGAAGCCAAACCACTGGCAGCGGCAACATGCTCGCAACATCAGTAATCAAACCAGGAACCGTCAACCCCGCCGCACCGTTGGCACCAGCAGCGCCGTTAGTACCGTTAGCACCAGGCGCACCGTTCGTGCCGTTGGTGCCGTTAGTGCCGGCTGCCCCAGGCAGACCGTTAGTGCCGTTGGTGCCGTTTGCACCGGGCGCCCCGTTCGCGCCGTTGGCGCCGTCAGCGCCGTCAGGACCAGCCGCACCATCAGGACCGGGAGCCCCGTCGGGCGCGCCAAGCTTCGAGAACGAACCCCCCGAGATCTCTCGCAAAATCTTCGCCAAAAGAGCGTTCTTACCGTCCCCGGTCTGGTAAACCTCGCGACTCATAAACCATTACCTCCAGGCAACGCCGGGTAACGCGTCCGAAAATACCCGAAGAAAAGCTGGCGCAGAATATCGGTAGGCACGTCCGTCGTCCAGGCTATCAACTCCGCCAGGTGCATGTTCTCCAAAATCGCTTCCGTGCCGCCCCAACCCAGCCGGCCTACGTTCGCAAAACCACCGCCCCCCGAACCAAAACATCGCAGCAAGCCTGGTCCTTCGTAACTCGTCTCGTCTTTGGAAGAAGACGAAATGAATCCCGCGCGCTGATAAGTCAACATCGTCCACTCCCCGGCAGCGGCGTCATGATACTGATTTGCAAAACTAGGACCACTCGTCAAATAAGTCGATAACGCGACTCTGTTTGACGCCGTGACATTCGTCACAAACCCGATTCGATTCGTGCTAGTCGTCCCCGTCTGTTGTCCAAGCAAAATGGTCGCATTCGACGCTTTCATTATCGCGATCACCGTGCAATACAAAGGCGATTGCCCCGACCCGGACCCCAGTAACGTCAAAGTCGCCGGAGCGTCCAGATACCGATGCACCGTATTGCCCGCATCATACAAAAACTTCACCGCCGGCTTCGTGCCAATGGCATTCGTTACGTATTCGGGTTGCTTGCCAGCGGTAGCCTGCACCCAATTTCCTCCAGCAGAACCTTCATTTGTCCACGAAGCAACCAGGTCCCCGTTATTCAAAACCAAAGAATCGGCTTTGAACCAAATCAAAGGAAGAGGCAAAAAGTCAGCGATGGCGATAACCGATCCCGTCGCCTGATTACCGTTGCTGCCGTTAGCGCCGGGCAAACCGTTCGAGCCGGCTGCGCCATTCGTGCCGTTGGTGCCGTTAGTGCCGTTTGCCCCAGGCGCACCGTTCGAGCCGTTAGTGCCATTGGTGCCGTTTGCACCGGGCGCCCCGTTCGCGCCGTTGGCGCCGTCAGCGCCGTCAGGACCAGCCGCACCATCAGGACCGGGAGCCCCAGAGATTCCAGAAAAAGACCCCGCGAGAACGGAATTCAAAATCTTCCGCAACAGCGGATTGTTCGCGTCTCCGGTCTTGTAGGTCTGATCGCTCACACGCCGTTTCCTCCCTTGACTGACGGAAACTTCCCCCGGATATATCCATAGAAAATCTGGCGCATCGCACTTTCATCAAGATCAAGCGACCACGCCATCAACTCGCACAAATCAAAATTCTCATTGATGCTCACCGCGCCGGAATACCCCATCCGCTGAGGCAAGAATCCAAACGCATCTCCTACGCGCCCTCGCACAAGCCCCGGCCCTTCATACACCACGTCTTGAAACGCTTTGCGCGTTATTCCGATCATCGCAAAGTCGCCAAACCGAGTTTCACACCACGACGGGGCCGAATAAGCACTCGTCTGGAGGTAATAGTTCAACGAGTAATTGTTTAAGGCACCCACGCCGTTAATCGTCAACCGATCCGCAACACCACTTGCCCCCGCCAATCCTAACACCTGGCTTTGCGCCAAGGCGCAGATAACCAAAATTATGGTTGCATTCTTCGGCAAGGTCCCGGTCGTATTGTGAAGCAACGTCACGGCTGCTCCCGCGTCCAGATATTTGTGGTTCGGATTCGCGTATCGAAATCGAACCGCGGATTGAATGCCTAGTGCATTCGTGATATACGTCGGCTTGTTATTCGCCGTAGCCTGCACCCAGTTTCCCCCGACCGAGCCCTCGTTGGTCCACGAAGCAACGGGGTCATTATTGTTCAACACAAGCGAACTCGCCTTGAACCAAATCAACGGAGTGGGCAACACGTCCGTCAACGTCTCAATTCTTCCAGGAGCCGGAGCTCCCGCCGCACCGTCAGAACCAGGAGCCCCGTTCGAGCCGGCTGCCCCGTCAGTGCCATTGGTGCCATTGGTGCCGTTTGCCCCAGGCGCACCGTTCGTGCCATTGGTACCGTTGGTGCCGTTTGCACCGGGCGCCCCGTTCGTGCCATTCGAGCCGTCAGAACCAGCGCTGCCGTCAGGACCCGGCGCACCGTCAGGACCCGCCACACCCGCAAAAGAACCTTCGTTCAACGCTGTTGCCACTTTTCGCAGCAACCTGTTGTCGGAATCACCAGTCTTTGGGACGTTATCGCTCATTCTGCGTCACCTAAAAGCTGCAACCACTTCCGCAAAAGCACGTTTTCGCCATCGCTATCAAACGCCTGCCGGCTCACCGGAGCGCTGGGAATCACGGCCCTCAATCGCTCGACAATCTTCCGGAGCAACTGCTGGTCTGAATCGCCTGTTTTTACCTGCGTGTCCATTCGAGAAAGGCCGCCAGAGTTGACTCTAAAGTCTTCTCCGGCGGCCAGTGAAGCGGCGCGCAGGAATCAACACCAGGGGAGCGCGCCGCGTTAGCTTAGAGCTGGCTAACGTGCCCGCCTTGGCCCGTCAGCGGGAGCGAGGAAGTCACGGTGCAGGGTTCGAGGCCGAGATCCGCCGTGCAGCGCTGATACAGGATCGGGATCTCGTGCTGCGGCCGAATGGGCCGATACGCACGGGTGATCTGATACTTGTGCCAGCCGAAGTCACCGAACGGATTGCAATCGTTATCGATCACATAGTGCCAATCGAGCTCGCCCATGTGCAACTGGGGCGCGAACTTGAACGTGCCTTCGCCCACATACTTCTCGGGCACCTGGCGCTCGTAACTGCCATCGGCGAAGAGGAAGCCCACTTCCCACGCACCGCGCAACCACGAAGGATTGTGCTTGCTGTAGGCAGTGTTCTTCGCCGCGTTGATGATGGTGATCACGGGGTCGATCAAGTTCAGTGTGCCGTCTGGCAGGAAGCCAGAAGCGCGCAAAGAACGCTGGTCAATGCCGAACGCGATGCCGCGGTAAGCCGGGGCAGTCTCGAACGAGTAACCCTGGAGGCCCTCGCCCCCAACCTCGTAACGACCCGCTTCGGCCCACAGGAGGACTTCCTTGACACCGAGCTCCTGGCGGAACAGTTCAATTGCGGCATCGCTGCCGATGAACTTGAAGTGCGGCTGGCCTTTGTCGCTGGCAGGGAACATCTCCGCGAACAGCGCTTCTTTCAAGAAGCGAGCCACGGTATGCAGAGCCTTGAACGACAACGGACCCGTCGGCGCGACCGGCGCGAACAGAATACCGACATCGGGCTCATACCCACCAGTGAAAAGATCCTCGAACGCGTAACCCGCAGCCGCCACGAACTTGCTGGCGCTGTTCAGGTAGAGCTGGGCGCGCACATCGGAGTTGATGTATTGCGTGATCAGCTTCGCCAGAGCATCTTCAGCAGTCAGGTAAGACTGTTTGAACGCGGCGTAGCCTTGCTTGACGCACACCCGAGGACCGAAACCACGCTTGGATTTCAGTCGGTAGGTGAATTCCACGGTGCCTGTCTTGTCCTGCAAGCCAGTCGTGCCGCAAATCTGCGTGTCGTTGACAAACGTCGGAATGGCGAGGGAATCGCCAGGAGCCGCCGGCATCTGGACCGCAGACCGAACTTCATCAGACACCCCGCTCGGGAACGTGCCGCCCCGGAGAATGTTGATGTAAGGAGAGTTGACCGCAAGTGCCTTTGCCACGGTGCCGACAAGACGTTGAGTGTCCTTCAGCGCGATGTCACTGGCCTGTGCTGGAGAGATGCAATCGCCCATAATGGAACTGCCTTTCTTCGGGACTAACCCGAATACCGAGGGTTGCTTCAACTCCAGGCCAGCGGAGCTTAGGCCGATAGCCGCGAGGAACAAACGCGGCCGAAAATTGAGTTCCGTTCTACCCCTACATTGCCGTTTTTCAGAAAATGGTCAAGCAACGTTGTCGAGTTGCCGTATCGGCACTTTGAAATACCGCTCTTGAATCGTGCGCACCCCGGCGCCCGTTTTGCTCCCGTGATAGAACACCGCGCCTCCTTGCAACAACACGTCGAGCAACCCGTGAGTGAACACTGGACCGCGCCAAAAGCTACGTATGCGCACCGAGTCGGCCTGACCCCACTTCTGGAACGTCTTCGCCATCGCCACGTCCCAGCCGCACCGCGCATCGCAACCCCCAATCTTCACGATCTCGCGCATGAACGGCTCCGAACACGAGAACATCGCGTTGCCGTTGATGTGATGCACCACATACTGCGTGGTCAAATGGCCCAGCACGCAAACTCCCTTCCGGTCCCACTCCTCCAACAGCTTATCCGTCCAACCGGGACAGAGCGGTATCGAGTCTCCCTCCGTCGTCAGCACCGCATCGTATTTCGGCCACAATCCGGCCACCAAACGCTCGTAAATGAAGCTCATGGTGTCAAACCAGAGCTCGTTGGGTCCGAAAGGCCAGCCCTGCGCCCGGCGCCGGCCAATAAACTCATGCACGCCGAACTTGCGCGACACGTAAGCCACCACCTTCGGGTCCGGCTTGCAGTCAAACCGAGCCGCAAACAAGACATCGACGTTTTTGTTCAACTTCGGCTCCAGGTCCGCCCACAGCTTCGCAACCTGCATCGACAAAGGTTTGTCACCCTCGAAGAATTGCAACGCCAACAACAGCCGCGGGGTCATGCCGCCCCCAGTCCGTAAAACGCGCGCACCGTCTGAAACCCAGCGTCCGACTTGATCCCGTGATACCACACCGCACCCCGGCCAACCAAAGACACCAACAAATCCCGATCAAAAGTCGGGTGCCTCCAGTAGCTTCGGATCAGCTCCGTGTTCGCCCAGCCCCACGCCTCGAAGAACGGGGCCAGGGTAATGTCGAACCCCGCAAACTGCCACTTCGACCGATCCGCCAACCGCTCCAAGACTGCGCGCAAAAAGGGCTCCTCGCAACTCAGCATCGCGCTTCCGTTTATGTGCCGAGGATTCTCAATCAAGTGCCCCAACACGAAAACCCTCTTGCGCTCCCACTCTTCCAGCAGACGATCCGTCCACCCGCGCACCAAAGGAATGCTATCGGCCTCCGCCGGAAACACCGCCGCGTAGTCGCGCCTCTTGGGGCCTGACACCTGATAAATATGCGCGTAGGTCCACTGCAATACCGCCAACCAAACCCCCGTGCATCCACCAGGCCACCCTACCGCGCGCTGCCAGCCCCGCACGCTCGCCGTCCGAAACTTCCGCGACACGTAAGCTACCGTCGCTGGATCTGCCTCACAATCGAACCGGGAGGCAAACAAAACCTCCGTGTTCTCGTTGAACAGCGGCTCCAGATCCGCCATGCACCGGGCCAGCTTCATCGCATGCTCCCGGTCGTCCGGGCAAAACTGCACTGCGACAAGCAGACGAGGAGCGCTCATAACGACTTCGGCCCAAAACAATACGTGCCCAGGTGCCCGAGCACCAAGCCCATGTCGATAAACGGCTGGTGCCCCGCCTGGGCGGCGCGAATACAGAAAGTCACATCCTCGCCTTGCCCCAGGTAATTCGAGGCCCGCGACTGCTTCTTCCCTCTCTCCAACAATGCCAGCGCCTCAGCCACTCGCACTAGCGGGTCTTTCCTGTCGTCCTCCAGCACCCCCTTCGCCGCTGCGGCCGCTTGAACGAGGTCATGCTCTGACGGTGTAAAGAAGTTCCACGCCTCGTCGCCCCCTCGCGGCGCAAGCTCTGGAAACTTCGCCTGGATGTCCTCATAAACCGACCGGTGCACCAACAGGCAGCCGGTCGCGATCCAGCGAGTCGGTTTCACCGTGTCATGCGGTCCCGACCGCGCAAAGGCCTCCTCCGACTGGTTCGCGATCCCCTCGCAATACATCGGCTTGCCTCCAACGTGCCGCCCAAAATACAATCCGCCCACCACGGTTTTGTTGTGTTTCTTCAAACGGTTGATCGCGTGCAACCCGGCAAACTGCTCCGGGAAATTGAAACCCGTCACACTGTTGAACCAGGTAGCATTCCCCCACGGCAACACCATGTCGTCGTCGATCCAAAGGCTCCAATCAAAGCCGGATTCAAGAAACTGCGTGGCCAGCGTGTTCCGAGAATGGATGATGAACGCATCGCCGAAATTCAGCATGACCGACATCTTGGCCCGGTCCAACAGCGCTGCGATCGAAAAAGAAGTCAACGGATTCGTGGCCTTGTAAAAAGGCAACAGCAGGGCGACATCCTTGCTGTCCCAGTTAGCCCGCTCGTTCTGCACGAGCTCAGCCATCAGCGGCGCTTTCACCACCCGCTCAATCGCAGACAACGAAATCGGCTTGGAGCCATTCTTCCACTGCCGCAAGAGCAGCTCTGAAACGCCGAAGAACGCCGCCGCTTCAGCAGCGTCCGCCATCCCGTCAATCTTGCGAATGACGCAATCCGTGAGGTAAGACATAGACTTAGCTCCCGGTTTGCGACGCTCGCAGTGCGTCCAGGGCCGCATCCCCCCGCATCAGGATGCTCTGCCGAGGCGCGGGCGACTGCCCCGCTGGAGGAGCGTGCCCGGTTCGAGCCACCGAGGAAGACTTTTTGATCTTCTCCAGCTCCGTCTCCGCCTTGGTCGCACGCGCTTCCACTTCCTTGTAAGCCGCCGAAACGGCCTCCAGCTCCATCTTTCTGCGAAAGGCCTGCACAGTGCCCAGGATCAACAGCGCCTTCGTCTGCGGCGTGTTGTCGGTCAAGAAATCCTTGACCGCTCCCTGCATTTCGACGACGAACTTATTATGCTGCTCCGCAGAAACGCGCTCCTCCGGCTTTGCCGCTGCCGCTACCGCACGTGGCTTGAGCCATTCGAGCTGGGACAAATGCGCCTCCGTCGCCTTCTGCACGTCCGTCGCCCAGTGCGTGCGCTCCTGCTCCTGCACGTCCCTGCGCTGCTTCAGAAACACGTCGGCGTTCTGCTTCGCTTCTTCGAGCGCGCGCGCCTTCGCAATCCCCACGCTCTCGATCTCGACCAACTTCGAGTCGATAAACCGTCGAGCTGCCGTTGGCAAGTGCTCCTGTAACGGGTCCCAATCCACCTTCGCCGGGCCGCCAAGATTCTTGATCTTGTCGATGTTCTCTTTCGACATCCCCACTTGCTCCAACTTCGTGTAAACCGCCTGCTCGGCGTCCACAACCTTCGTGTCAAAGTTAGTCTTGAAATAGTCGTCGGTTTGAACCAAGATAGTTTTCTCCAGCTTCGCCAGCCGGTCAAACTCCGCCTTCTGCTCCGGCGTCATGGCCTGGGAAGCCTTCGACTTCGCGTCCTCCAACGACTTCTGCGCCTCCGCGAGAGCTGCCTCCCGCTCTTGCAGCTTGGTCCGCGCAGCACTCTTCAGAGCCGCGAAACTTTCAGCAGTCTTGGGCTTGGTGTGCTGGGGCAATTGATACTCGTCCATCCAGTCAGGCGGTGATGCAGGAGGCGAACCCGGTGTAGGTGGGACAGGGGGAACGACAGGAACGGGCGCCGTCGGAGGTTCGAGCGGAACGGGGGGCGCCGGAGGCGAGACTGGAACAACGGGCACTGGAGGTTCGGCCGGCTCGGGGAGTTCCACAGGCTCGACGGAAGGAGCGCCGCCGGCAGGGTCCGGCGTAACTTCGGCAAACAGCTTATCCAGCGCGTCGCCGCCACGACCGCTCTTGATGGAGGCCAGCGGAGTCGCAGTATTCGGATCAGGGGTTTTGACAGGATCAGGCATAGGCTTGACAGGTTAGAATTAACTGGTCGGATTATCCGGGTGAGTAACAGCAACATCGGCTTCATCAGGCGATTGAGGCAACGTCGGCACTGGAGGAGGAGAAGGCCATTTCGAGTCGTCGTCGAGCGAAGCATACTGGATCGAGGTCTCCGGGGCCTTCGACTCTTCGACGGTGAGCGAAACCAGGTTCTCCAGGAAAAGCTCGTATCCCGCCACCACACCCGCGTTGGTGAGCCGGGAAGCGATCGAGCCCTGGCGCGTGAGGTCGGGCCGCATCGCGTGCGTATGCAACAGGGCTTCCTGAAGGACGGAGTTCTCAAGCAGCTCGCGTAACGCGATCGCTTTGTCGGAAGTCCAGAGCCCTAGTTTCTTGAAGACGATCATACCTGCGCGGGAGCCAGAGGAACAGGTGGAACAGGCTGTCCCGGATTCATAGGTGAAGCAGGCTCCGGCGGCGCAAACGCTTCCGGTGTGCCAACCCCGGGCTCCTGGCCGGCTTGCTCCTGGGCTGCCATTGCTTTGATCTTCTGCACCGCCGCTTTCGCTTGCTGCACAGCCTGAATGTCCTCAGCAAACACGTTTTTGTCCGCGCCCTGAGACAAAGCAAACCCTAGATGCTGCTCCGCATGCGACAACAAAATTTCCAGCAGCGCAACCGCGTCAGGTTGTGTCATCGCTGCCGACACTGTCGCCGTAATCGCCTGCAACTGCACGTCCAGATGAATGCGATGATTATCCCGAGGAGACACCGGCACTTCCTGCCCGTGCACCATCAGGAAATTCTCAAGCTGCTGCATGCGCGCTTGCTCTGCCAACTCCGTCGGGTCTTCGTCCGGCAGCAAAATCTGGTCCGCAAAATCCCCGCTAATCAAGGCCGAAACCTTCTCGCGTTCCAGTATCTTCTGATTGTAGAGCGGATTCGAGCGGCCCTCCTGGGCGATCACCACAATCTTCTGCCGCTGCAACTCCGTGAAGTCGGACACCGTGTTGATCGTCGGCTGATTCGCCAACATTTGCAACTCCTCCGGCGACATAACCTTCAACAACCGCTGCTGCATCTGCTTCGCCGGCTCGTCATCCACTTGCTCCGAGCAAATCCGTTTCTGCATGATGCTCACCAGATCCGACATCTGGGTGAGAAACCGACCGATGATCGCGTCGGCCTTTTCGTCATCCCGGGCCGCGTAGAAGTCCACAGCAGCCTTCGTCACGCGCTCTCCCTGAAACACTTTAGGCGTGGTGCTGCCAGCAATCTGATCGAGCAACCCCGTCAACCACGAGTCCATCGCGATGTAGGGGTCCACCGCGCCGTCAATCCTCTGCTGCGACACCTCGAAATTGTTCGACACAAGAATCGCATTGCCAAACACGTTCATGCGGAACTTGCGGAAATGCTTCTCGTCGCCGCGCAACACAAGCTTGCCCGCAAGCTGCAACCGATCGACGATCTCGTTGCGCGCACGGTCAAGGACGTTAGCCATCGCATAGACTTCGCGACCAATCCCCTTGCTGCCATGCAGGGTCCCATTGGCCTGCTGGAAACTGAAAAACGCCGCAACGTCCGCCATCGACTCAAACCGGTCCGCCCGCCCAAACACCGGGTAGAACGCATTCGTTGCGTAAACCGAGTGACTCACCTTGCCCGTAACTTCCACCGCGAGCACATGCCAAAGCTCGATCACCGAAGCCCCCTGCATAAAACTTCCGAACAGCGACAGTTGCCGTTGCAAGTCCTCATATACGCGCGCCCAGTCCGCATACTTGCTACGGATAGTCTGCGGAGAGGCCTCGTTGACCGCCTTCACGGCGTTCGGGATGTTCCAGCCTGCGTCATTCGCCGACTCGTGGTCCCTAATCCGGGCAAACAAATCATGAGGCAAAATCGTCTCTTTCAGCACCACAAGCTGCGCATACTCCGGGTTTTGCTTGGTCCCGATCGGGACGAAAAACTCATCTTGCCGAAACGCTTTCGGCCACCAGTCATACTCATCGAGACACGCGACTCCAGCAAACCCAAACAACGCGTTCTCCTGCGCAATCTCGGACACGAGGTTCTTCCACCCCTTGCGCCCCCGGATCAACTTCGTGATCTCCTCGCGAAAACGACGCGTTTTCTCCGTCGAGCCCTGGACATAGTCGGGCAACTGCGAACTGGTGAGAAACTTCACTTTGTCAAGCGCGTCGGCGAACCGCGGCGCCACCTTGTCGATCAACGTCGGCAGTGGCTTGGTCGAGAAATTCGCCTTCCACGAGAGGCCCTCCTGTTCCAGCAGTTCATCCTTCCACGGCTTCTCCGCGTCATACTTGCTCATGATCCGAGCCGCGATGATGTTACGCTGCCGGTTATCCTGCACGAGCTTGACGATGATCTGCGCCGCGACCGCTTGCGAGGGAACAGAGCGCTGCCGCGGCTGCATCGTCGCAGGATCGACCGCGGGACTCCTGATCATGCCCGCCTGGGCCGCATACTCGGAAATGTAGCTCTGCTCCAGACCTGTCGAATACGTGCTATCAGTTGCCATAGAATCTCACTTCTTCTTGCGAAAGCGCGCCCAGGTCCACTTCGCGCGCTCCCAGTAACCGCGAGGACACCGCTCCGCCGAAAACAAAACCTTCACCGGCAACATGCACAAGCATACCTGGCATTGGGTGGTCTCCCACAAAAACTCGGAACACCGCACGCACCGCGCCGTTCGAGCCGATGAAACGTCATTCGGAACCGTGGTGTGCCCGTTGAAAATCCACCACAGGAAATTCAACATCCCGGCCTTCGCCGCATACCAAAACATGCGTGGCGCGACTTTCATCGAGTCCAACAGTTCGCCGGCAAGAACGGGTATCCCATCGGGCGCCGTTCAAGCAACACCGAAACCCGCGTATCAGTGCCCAGTGCCCGGCAAGCCCGCAACGACTCCTGGCCGAGCTTCTTTCCCCGCTGCAAAATTCCCGAGATATTGTCGATCACCGAAGAGCACGTCGCACAGCTCTTGCCCAGGTCGGCTTGCTGCGGACACTTGGCGCACACCTCCACTCGCGCCCGAACTTCTTCGTCGCGAATATAACTCAATCCGCCTTCGCCACTCTTTCGGAACGTAAACGCGAGCCATCCCGTCACCTTTCCATCCAGCGACGCATTCTCGGAAATCTTCGGCTGTTCGGCCGGCATCCCCTGTCCACAAAGCCCCGGATTGTTCGCACATAAGAAATCCGTCAACTGGTGTTCCAACGCAGTAAGTGCCTTGGGAGAAGTATCAAGCCGGCGCTGCACCCGATACTCAACCAGCTTGTTGAGCAGCCCGTCAAAGTCCCCGGCCGTAAACCGCACACCTTCAGCGTCGATGAAGAAATACCCATTGCAGGGGTAGATGTTCGGATTGATCCTGGCCATGAAAAAGAAGGAGCGGCGGAGTCGATCAAGTCATGCACGCCGGACTTACCGGCTGCTGATTGAGAACTTTTGGCTGCGCGCCGCTCATAAGTGACTTAAAAGCGGCCCGAGGTGCACGTGCCCGTGCCCGACTTATGCGCGGACGACACCGGAAGTTGCTTCGGAAGTCGCAACGGCAAATTATGGACCGTGTTCGGAGGTCGCAACGGCAAAATGTGAATCGTGCCTTGACCAGACTTCGGAGAGGATGTGCTCATAATGGATTGGAACTGTAAACCAAGTAAACTGTGCTTCGTCACGATACTCAATTGCCTTTTTCTGCGTTTTGGTCAAGCAATCCCCCAGTCCTCGCGCTCCAAACGGTTCGTGCAGTCGCATACCACGACCGGCTCTCCGTCGTCCAAACCCGGACCCGATTCCGTCGCCGGAAGCAGTTCGCCCTTCATGCTCAGACTCACCCCCGCCGCCATTCGGATGCCGTGAACCAACAGCGTCACCGCGTCTGCTTCATTGGGGGAGGAGGCCATTTCCCGACTGCGGTAATCGTCCTTTTCCTCCACTTTGGCCAGCTTCCCCGGAGCGTATCTCCGCTTGCCAAGCTGCCGATACAACTCCGCCGTATCAATAGCCGGCGCCAACTTCACGAAATCAAACTCGATCCACTTTTTCAACGCAAACCAAAGCTCCGAGACAAGCTTCTGGTAAACCTCCTTCGGAGTCTGCTCGTCCTCCTCGAAAATCTTCTTCTCCGTCGCCGCCTCCGAGTAGTTGACGGCCATGATCTCTGGGCTCCAAATCTCCCGCAGCAAATCAACGACCCCCGCCCCGTGCCCCGTCTTGTCCAGCATGATGTGCCCCGGCTGCACGCCAAGCTGCAAAGAAAATTCCCGAACCTTCCGGGTCATGGCAACCGTCTCACCCTTCGGCAACTCGAAAATCGCCTCCACCTGCAACCCGTAGCGGGGCCTGGATCTACCCAAAGAATCCTGGAACATGGTCGTCGTGCCCTTGGGATGCTGAATTGAGGGAGGCAACTCGACGCCGACCGCGATACCGAACAGCCCGTGCGCATAGACCGCTGCATCGCCCCCGGTCAGCGCCAGATCCACCCCCGCGTAACCCGAAGGCCGCTCCGAGAAGATCAGCTTCCCCTTGAACCGATCAAGTATCCCCTGCGGAATGACCGCGAAGTTCACGCCTTCGGGCGGATAACACCCCCGAGCCATCGTGAAATAGCCCGGCGTTCCGATCCCGCCCGCATTCGAGATCACGTTTTGCAGCCCCTCAGCAGTCTGCAAGCCGGGGTAAATCACCTTTTTCTGCACCACGTTCGGGCATCGGTAGGCATCGAGCCGAACCACGTCCCAGCCGCGTTTACTCCGCCACTGCTCCGACTTCTCGATGTCGAAGCCAAGCTGCCAGCCTTGCTGAGGCTCCGCACGCTGGCCCGTGTTGCCGTTCATGTCGCGCGGGTTATAGGCACCGATGATCTTGAAGTTTTCCACCCCGTTCACGTTCGACACGGAGTTGTCGATGTCTTTCCACACCGCTAACGGCACCTCTTCGAGTTCATCCAGGAAGATAAACAGCCGAGACAGCGTCCCAAAAATAGGATGCTTGTGCTTCCGCGGTCGGTTGTGGAATCCCTGCAACCTGCCGGCGGCTTTGGTCTTACCGATCGGAATCACCACCCCCGAGATCGAGGAAAACCGCTGCCTGGTGTTGAGCCCGATGAAGAGCTGCTGGATCGTGCCGGGCAACGGCAAAGACGATTCCCGATGCAAATCCACCAGATGAGAAAACAAGTTGTCTTCAAGATGCTGCTCGGAGGGACCGATCAGCTTCACCGAGGTATTCTCCGGGTCCCGCACCCACTCCAACAACAGCCGGCCCCCGATTGAATACGACTTCCCCAGGGAAGCCGCGCCCATGATCAGCATCAGCGCCGACCGGTCGAACGTGCGCCAAAGCAACTTCGTGCCCGGGGCGTCCGTGGTGAACTTCGCCTCATCCCACAACAAGCGCGCAGCTTGATCAGTCCGCTCGTGGTCCAGGCACCACTGCAAGAGCGAGTAAAGCAACGGCATCGCCTCTTCGGCAACCCGCGGAAGACGATCCAGCTTAGAAAACGCCGCGATATGCTGGCCAGCTTTGACATAGCTCTTCGTGCGCAACTCGTGCGCAACTTCCGCAATCAATGTATCCCGGGCGTCACTCATACAACGGAGCCGCGTCACGCACATTAACGTCATTCCCGCAAACCCTCAACTGCCGGGCGACTTCCGCAAAACCGCTATGCAAATCTGCGACCATCACCCGAGCCCGCCTCAAAATTTCCATGTCGAGAAAACAGTTCAAGTACATCTCCCGCAACTTCAAATCGCCCCGCTGCAACTGCGGAGCCACTGTCACGTCCGCTTTCTGCCACTCATCGGGAGGCCGATAGTGCGGCGCTTGCGACACCTCAAAATCGAGTTTAGACGCCAACTCGACAAACTGCCCAAACGCGTCCGACGTATCCGAACAAATCACTACCTTGTTTAGTCCGAAGTTACCCCGAAGCGTTTTACACGCCGCAAGGTAGCAAGACAGGTCGATCGCATTCGATTCTGCAATCGGTCCCGCCACTTTGTCCCCGCGCCGAATGTGCACCCCGATGTAAGACTTTCGCTCCAACTTCTGTAAAAATGCATCCGCAGCCAGAAAGTCGCACACGTGTTTCGCCGGGCGATAAAGCTGCTGCATCAGGGCAGAATGGTAGCCAAACGCGGTGTGGTGTCCCTTCGGAAACCACTCACGCTGCTCCGCTCGATCCTGCTGCGCGAGCCCCAGGTTACTTAGCTCGACAATTTCCGCGCCAGTCAGCGCGTCAAACGAAACAGTGGACATACTTTCAAACCAATCCTGCACCCTCCCCGTATGAAAAATGGGATAATTGTTTTCCTCGTAGAAAAACTCCCACCCCCGCACTTCCGCGAAAGTGCGCCCCCACCGCGCGTGCAGCAAGTGCGCCCCAAAAGGCCACCACAAATCTGACATTTTGAGAATCGTCATACCGCTCGCAAACTCTGAAGCGTTCCGACCCAGTTTCGTTCGTTTCCCGACACCAGTCCCGCGGTCCCGCGCGGATAGTGTACTACCGGCGAAGTTTGCCAGTCTGTCCGTTGAGCACGCCCACCCCAAACGTCTGCACCACGCACCGGAAATTCTACAAGCACCCCCGGCACAAGCGTCGCTTCCTTGCAACCATGCCAACAATACTGCGTCAAACAGTGCATGTCCTGGGATTCTTCGGCCCGGGGCCACGTTTGCACAAAATCGACGATCACGTTTGCAAGCTTCGCCGACCACAGCCGATCCGCAAAGATCATCGGAGAAGTCGTGCCGTTGAAATACTTCAACCCGGTCCAGTCTGCTACGGGCGACTGCAATCCGTAATTCATCACGCTGTAATTCGTCAGCAGTCCGCCGCCGCACGCGGCCAGAGCCAGCCACCGCGCAAAGCACCGCTTATCGTAATCGATCCCACACAGCGACGGAAATGAACGCCGATCCACGGCCTGCACCAACTCCTGGAATCGAGCGTGCGCCCGCGCTTCCGCAAGAGAAAGCACCTGCGTCTGCCAGCCGCGTTTTCGCCAACTATTCGCCCAAAGCTCCGTCAAAGGCCAAAAATTCGGATGCCCCGGCAACGGGTCGTAAAACGTAAACACTTTCATAATTCTCGAAGGCAACGAATGCTCGGGGCTTTGTGCGGCCAGTCTTGCGGGAAGTCCCGCCACAAAGTTGCATTTGCATAATGCACGCATGGGCACTCAAACCAACGAGGCCAAGAATATACCCGGCAACATTGGCACCCCGAAGGAGGCACGTATTTCGCAACCACAAACATATCGCTAATATGGGGTCGCCCTGCCCTCGACACCACGCAGTCCCCCTCCGGAAGCGTCAAAATCCGAGTGACGAGACTCCGCGCGCCCTCCGCCGACGCTGACACAAATCCACTTGATCCCGAGGCGTCGTGAGAAGCGCAAACTTCGACCACGAAATCTTCAGGCCGCAAAGAGTAGTTGATCACGTCGGCGTCCACAATAATCCCGCCGCCGACCTGCTCGAAGGCCAGCCATCGGAGCCAGCACACGTCTTCATAGTCTCGTGTGTTCACCGTGGGGAAACTTGCGATTCGATCTCGAAAAACAGAGAAGCGCGGATTGTCTTGTGCGTGCTCGCGACCGAGCACTTCAGGACGCCATCCGCGCTTCGACCAAGACTCTTTCCAGAGTTCGATCAGTGCTTTTTGCTCGTCTTCATTTCCAGGCAAGTTTTCCGAATACGTGAATACGGTCACGTATTCATATTGCCTAACAGGCCGGTCCGGTCAAGTCACTCGACTTGATCGGGTGCTCCTCCGGCCGGTCAATAACGTCGTCGCTGATCCGCTGGTGCGCGCCTGGAGGCACCTGGCACCAAGGCCCGCCAGTGCGCGGCCAGTTCGGAGTCGGAGGATACGTCGAAGGAAAGATCTCCGACGGCGGCGGAAAGACAGGCGGCGACACTATCGGCGACGGCCGCATCGCATTCGCACGCTCCGTCGCTGTCGCAATCCGCTCCAACGCCGCCGCAATCCGCTCCAAATACTCCCGCTTCCACTCTTTCAATGCGTGTCCATTACATCCCGCGTTCGACATAACTATCCTCTCAGTTTGCCGGCAGCGTAGTTCAACACCAGCGCGTCCAGCGTTTTCTTCCCGCCATTGTGCACCGCGCACGACTTGACCACGAGGTCGAAGACGTGGCGATCCAAAGCATCGAGAAACTCCCGCCCCGCCCGATGCCCGTGTTCCCTGGCCTTCCGGCGGACTTCGCTGACCCGAATGTAATGCCGCGCCAGCAGCGGAGGCCCCGAAAGGACTCCCTCACCAGCAAACACTTCCACCAGCGTCTTACCCAGACACGGCGCCGGCAATTCGGCCGGCGTCCGACCCCCGCATGCTCCGTCTCCAATGCTCATAGCAACCCTTTCTCGTGATACCGCTTCCCTTGCTCAATTAACGCAACCGCCTGCGGGTGCGTCCGCCTGGCCGCCAACAGCGCGACCGGCACCCGGGCCGCCGCTTTGCTGTCGAAACAGCGGTCGCAGAATATCATCGACTGGAGTATCTGGCCCCCGGAAACACCGAAGATGTCAACCCCCGTGGCACTGCGACAATCGAGAATGCCCCGGCACATCGGGCAAAAGCAAGTCATGCCGACGAAACCTTTGAACGCCGACGCCCGGATTGCAGCATCGGGGAACTTGTCCGCATCGACCAGCGAGATCCCCGAGACTTGCAGCACCGGCGGCGATGCGCACGAAGGCCGATGCGACTTGCGGACGTTCCGCCGCACATCATCCAGCAACAGTTCGCTCTGAATCATACGCCTCCTATCCCGCTCGCTCTTTCCACTTTTCCGCCAAGTCATCCATCCGTTTCAGGAGGGCCAACAGGTCGAGGTAGTATTGCTGCCTCGAACCTTGCTCCGCGGCCTGGTCTCGCAACCAGCGAACCAGGCGGTCTTCATCGCAATTTGTGTTTTGTAACTTCATACGCATTCCTTGTGAAACCACCAGCCACACTGGCGGCAATTGTAGTGAGTGAGCTTGCCCAGGCTCCCGCCGGCAAAAGCCTCGCCGCCGCACATCGGGCACTGCTCGTGTTCGGGGGCCTCGAAGTCGCAACCGACCTCCTCCGCCGGCTTCGTGGCCTCTGTGATCGCCCTCAAACACGCCAGGCAGGTGATCGTCGCATCGACTTGGAAGAAACTACCCCGGCTCCCTGGAGTCTGCCCGCACAACGCGCCTTCCTGCTCCGCCGCATGAACGCGCTTACCGCACTCACTCCGACACGCTTCAAAAGTTCTGTTCATGCGCTCACTTTCGCACACCCAGCACCGGAGCGCAATCCCGCAAAACACGATTACAGGTGCGCTTATAGTTTGAAAAAGCGCACCTGTAATCGTCCAAAGGGCTGTTGCAATCGCCAGGAAGCGGGATTACCGTCCCACCATGAAACGAAACAGAATCAGCAAGAACCAAGCAGCCCGAGCAATCGCCCACGCCGTGCGCAACGGCTGGAATCGCCGGGTTGACGTTTCCCGAACCCTACAGAATCAACCGCGGTGCATTATTGTGCAACTCGGCAAAGCAAAGGGCTCAGAATGGGCTCAACTCTTCGTCAACTTCGTCAAGCACGTCAGTTCCGAACGCTGGAGCGTGCAGCTCCACTCGCAGTGCAACTACCATCACAAACTGGTCCAAGGCCGGTCGGAATTCGGTTATCAACTCAGCCGGATGAACTCGGAGGCAGCCTAACCTTCAACCCTTCCTAGTGATATGAACGGAAAAATCTACTTCGCAAATCTCCACGAGCTCGCAATGTTCTTGCGCGCCTTCACCGGCTCCACTGCCACTTTCGAGGTGCAATACAATCCCCGGGCCGCCCGCTGGGTGCTCGAATTCCTGGAGGGATTCTAATATGAACGGAACAATTTGCATCCGCAAAGGCTGCCGGGAATACTGCGTCTCGCAGCAATCCCGGGGCTTCCTCGCCACCTTCCGCAACGTGTCCTCCTGGGACAACAAAGCGCACGGATGCGACTACTATGTCACGCCCAGTAGTGCCGAAGAAGCGCCGGGCACCTGGCGGCAGTTCGCCGAGCTGTCTGCGGCACTTCGAGCAATCTGCAACCACCCCGACCTCGACCCGCGCCCGTATGCCCCTAAAAACTGAAACCCTCTGGACCGTGTTCTTCCCCGGCGGCTGCTACTGGCGCCGCACCAAACATTACCTGTTCTACCCCGTCAAGCAACTTTGGGGCCTGCGCGAGCACCGCGAACGCCGGCACTGCGACCCCTGCACGGACCTGGCCTATGCCCTCAGCCGAGGAGGCTATCAACTCCCCCCACGCGCATGAAAGGCGCTCCCCGCTTCTCCCGGAAGGTGCACGGCTTGCGATACGCGCAAATCGACCGCTTCCGCCCCCACCGGGGATACCTGGTCGTGTGGGCCTACGGTCCCGGGGCAGTCCGGTTCGAGATACGACCCGTGTGCCGCGAACGGCTTCGACTGCCCCGCAAGGCCGCTGAACTTGAACGCCTGTCCGCCCTGCTGCCCAATTGCCGGGAAGCACAGCTCGAAGGGCTGGTGCAACGGAAACGACTCGTGATCGACTATGAAGTCACCTGCCCCCTCCCGCTGCCCCCCGTGATCTCGCGGCGCGAATTGAGGGCGCTGGTCGCAGTGATAGAGCTGGTCCGGGAGATTAGCCACTGGCTGCGAAAGCGGTTTCTGAACTTCGACCTGGAACGCGACGACAACTCCCTGTCCGAGCGCGTTCTTTACCACTGTTCCTTCTGCGGAGTCGTCTGCGCCTCCGGCCGAAGGTTATGTTCAAACTGCGCAGGCGAATTGTTAGATTAACTCAACCACGTATCAACTATGCTACTAACTCTCATCGGGCTGCTCAGCGCCTACATCCGCCGCCCCACCCCCGACAACCGATCCGAAGTAATCGAGTTCGCCAAGAAAACCGGGCTCTCGCTTTCCTGGGACCCGCAAACCCAAAGCTTCCTCGGAACTGTCGCGGGCACAAAACGCACGGCCTTTCTCTACGACGTGCAAGTCGAGAATAAGCATTATGCCACCCTCGTTATCGAATCGTAAAGGCCTGTGCGCTCGCGCCGACCGGACTCACCTGTGCCCCGGGGGGACCCTCGAACCTTACGCCATCCGCACCACGGAGGAAACCGGCGCCCTCCTGGGGATCTCCAAGCAAGCGGTGCAGCAGATCGAAGCACGGGCCTGGAACAAGATCCGCCGGAAGCTCCTGCCGCTCTACCAGGAATACTTCGGCCGCCCTCTGGCCCGGCTGCCCTCAATGGCGGAACACATCGACAACCTCCACCTGCGCGGACGGCTGCACTACGCCCCCGCCGCTCGCCACTGGTATGCGCTCCCGGGGACGCGCTGCAACCGCTGCCGGGGACCTCTCGAAGCGCTCTGCCGAGGAGACACAGTGACCGCGCGCTACAGCAACGACGATGCAGTCCTCTGCAAACGCTGCGGACAGCCGGGCTGGTTGCTGAGCAACCCTGCGTGGAAGAACTGGCACGTTTGCTGGCACACGCCAGGATGCTGTTGTTACTGGTGCCTGCTGCATCCGCACCCCTGCACCCCCCGGCAACAAGCCGACCCGCTACTCCAACGAAATACCAAGTTCACTCAAATCGGGGTTTTCACCACGCGGTGAACTCCGCCGTTTCAGTGAACTCACGCCACGATATGAAACAAAAACGTTATGAAACTCAACGTGCCGCAAACTAATACAGAGAAGTAGCGCCGCTGTAATCGTATCGCCCGCCCTTGCATCTTCGCCTGGGCGGGCTTACTGTTGCGCCATGATGAATATCAAGTGGAACAGCAACGGAATCCCTCACGAGGAGACTGTCTCCTTGCAACAAGCCGCCGCACGGTTCGGCGAGCTCTGGCTGGACTCGATGGGCACGCACTTCCGCTACTTTGCGGAGTTGCGCGCCTTTAGCGAGGCACTACACGTCGCATACGCGGAGGGTGTCGGCAGCGAGGACATCCGAATCCACTTTGCAAACAGCCACACCATCCGCATGTGCCGGCACGCTTTCCGTAACGGAAGCTGGATCGACGCAGGCCGGCGGGAAGTGCGAGCTACCGATGTGCGGCTGATAAACGCGATTCACGGCCTGCCGAATATGCCATCCGATCACGATGCCGGCGAAGCGCTCAACCCCGCGTATCGCAAGGTTTACTGAGAAAATCACCGCCCGGCCGCCGGCCGGTGTCGAGCGCTCCCCAGGGCACAAAGCGCTTGGCGAACCGGCGGCCGGCGGGCAGAGCCGACATGAAACCGACCACTCCAAACTGGCAAAACGAACAGCCCGCGACCGTCCATTTCGCCGACGCGACCGAAGCGATGGACTACCTGCGCTCCCGCGGCTGGACCTGGGCGCGCGCGATCCCCGCGGGCTCAGTATGGGCTCACCCCCGCGTAAACTCGCACAATTACTGGCTCCGCTCCGGGAGTGTTGCGGAAGCTGGCCCAGACACCTGGACAATCACCGCAATTTCCCGTTGCTAACCTACGCGATATGAAGATGATACCTGGCTTCCTGTTGACCCCGGCCGATGTGCGCCGGGCAAAGTCGTTGTTTTGCTACCGCCACACTCGCGACCACAAGCCTCGCTGGTCCGTCGCGGTGCGGAAGAACGGGCGCCCCTACCCCGTGCAGTTCGCGTCAGACCAAGAGTGGTTGGACAACACCACCTTCGCCGTGAATGCCGACGGGCGGCTCTCGCTGACCGCGCGCGCCTGCGAGTCGAAACCCACCTGGCCCGACAACCCGGAGCTCCGAAAAATATGAACTTGGACAAGTGGCTGATATGCCAGCCGAAACACACCGCACAAAGCGAGCGGGCCTGGAAACGCGCGCAATCTCTGCGCTACCCGCCGCCGGTCATCTGGACGCCGGAGGCAATCGAGTGGCGCAAAGCCGCCTATCGACTGGCCGCGCACGCACACGGAATTCTCACTCCTGAAGAGCGGGCCTTCGCATTCTCTCCACCGGCCCCGCCGCCCCCTCCTCCGCCCCCGGATGCGTTCGACCGCGTGGCAAAGCCGGTATGCGAAGCAATCGGCACGGGCATCGGCTACCTGCTGCTGTGGGGCATTGGGACGACAGTAATCGCCGGGATGGGCTTCGCAGGTTGCGTGCTTGCGGTCGCAGTCTTCCCTCAATTCGCGCTGCCGCTCGTGCTACTGAGCATGTTCTGGACCGTCTGCAAGTGGATGTCGTTTATATACAGCACGATAGGCTGTCACTTATGAAACCACCAGCAACTCCCTCGCGCACCTTCCCACTGCCCACCGTTGCGAGCGCGGTCTTGATGGGATTCACGTGCTGCGCTCTGTCGGCGCCAATCGCAATCGCAGATTGCTGCGGGCACGGTGCGATTTGCCTGGCGGCGCTGTTGATCACTTGCACCCTCGCCTGGATCTGCGGAGGACTGCAAGCATGCAAATGAGGGACCTAACTCTAATCTGCGGGCTCAGCTTCGACAACGGACTTTTCCCGAGGTTCGTCCGGTTTTACACTCTCCGCGGTGTTACCCGGATCGCGGTCGTGCTGCATACGCCGGAGCTGCACGAACACGTGCGCCAGGTTATCGCCGCCGCGGGCGCAAAACCGGAAATTTGGTGCGTGCCGCCCGGAGATCCAGACAGCCTGCGAGACGCAGCACTGCAAAATCAGCTCCGGGAGGAGTTGATAACGGAAGGTTGGTATGTGTGTGCAGACGTGGACGAGTTCGCCTTGCACCCATATTTCGGCAACCTGCGGGACCTGCGGCAAGCAGCGGAGGGCTTCGAGGCGGACTACGTCGGAGGCACCTTGATCGACCGCGTCGCACGAGACGGGCGAATCTCCGCCGGTCTCAACCCCGCGCTCACCCTGGACGAACAATTTCCCGTGCAGGCAGAAATCACCAAAAACGTGTGCAAAGGCCAGATTGCGAAGGTGATACTCGCCAGGAGCCACGTCCCGATTACCGCGGGGCACCACTTCGCAAACGGTCGTCAAGCACCAATCAACCTGCAAGTGCACCACTTCAAGTGGATCGGCGACGTATTGCAGCGAATTGCGAACCGCGGCGCCCGGCAGCAACGAAACGGATACTCCTGGTATAAAGAAAGTTACGATCTGATTGATGCCTACTCCCAAACGCACTGCTTCGCCCCGGCGTGCGTGCCGGCAAAAATGCACGTCGGCGTCTGATTTGCGATCGGGCATTCTCACTGCGTAGCGTCGGACGATACTCTATGCAAACGACATCTCCATCACATGCGCACTACAAAAGTGCGCCCTGCGAGATCTGCGAGTGTTTGCGCCGCTGGCGGTTATACCGATACCCCTTCTCGAACGGGATAGTGAATTACGGCTGGATTTGCGAGACGTGCCGCAACGAGGAAAGCCGAGGCCGCTACATAACCAACGACGCATGCAGGGCAATGATGAGCCCCGAACAGCAGGCCGGGCTTCCGATCGCGCCGGGCTTCCACGCGGTGCCGCCGGCTATCTGCGCGCACTGCAACAAGGTCGGCGGCTGGGAAGAACACCACTGGGCGCCCTACAGTGCGTTCGGCGAGGAGGCCGGATACTGGCCGACATCACCTCTCTGTCCGAAGTGCCACAAACACTGGTGGGCAACGATTTGCAGCTACTTCGCGTGTGGGTGTTGCGCCGTGCTCACGCCGGAGCAAACCGAGGCCGCCCGCGCCCGCGAATGGGAACGCAAGCACGGCCGCACAATCGGCCCAGGCAGGCATTAAGACGCTCCGACTGTCCGCCGGCCAGCTTCCATCCTTCGCCCGATTCCGGCTTCCTGGGCACCCCATAGCGCTCGAAAGACCTAGTCTCCAGTGCCCCCTCGTCTAGCAAAAATCCCTCACGGGACTATTTTTCAGCCCCGGAGCGCTAGACTGAGCCAACGCGACGGCTAGGACGACCCCCCGTGCCCCTCAAGTCCCTCTGCCGCAACGTCTTAGCGTCGGCTAACCTAGCCGCGCCACCTGCGCCCTGGCGCTGCCCAGGTCGAGCTCGTGCTGCGCTGCGCCTCGCTGACCATGCGACCATGAGCTGCAAGTGAGACAAAATGACACACGCTAAGTGCTTGACTATCAACAAAACTGCCCTTGCTTTCGCACAATGTTAGTTATGTTCACATGTAAAGGATACTTTACATCGCCTGATTACCAACATGTTGCATAGGTTAGCTAACCTTAGCTAATCACGACCGTTTTGGTCGTATATTTCGCTGTATTACAAGAAATACACGGCTCGGCTCAGTGGATAACTCATTCTGCGCCAATAGCTTGGGCATACTACTACCGAGGTAGTTTTCACGTAAACATTGACGATTTCGAGGGTAGTCATGAGGCTTGCTTTGGCTAACGGTCTGCGTAAGTGGTTGATACAGTAGATGACTACGCCAGCCAATGAAGGGCGAAAACGTGACAAAACGCACACACTTGTCGAGAAGTGGCGACGTTTCGTAACAGCGCGCTCTGCAATAGCTTGGACTGCACACACTTCGGCATGGCTAACCTAGACAAGCCCTCACATCTTCACTCGGGGGCTACGGCGAGGTTGCAGCCGTCTATGTGATTAGGCATCCACACAAACTCGACCACTCGATCGAAAGGCCTGCGATCGAGGCACTTCCTATTTGACTGGAATCCGGCGGGATCGGCACGCACATCGGCAAACCGAGATCTTCGGGCGGATCCACGGTTGCTAGTTATCACGTCCGAACCGCGCAGTATAACTAGCCTCCACGGCGTTTCACTGAACCCTTAAAACAGGCTGAAGACTTGAAACAAAGCACCGCCGAAGCACCGCCGGGCGCCAAAGGGGCAGGAAAGGGGCCTGGCTTGCCCTGGGACGCCTCCAAAGTTCCCAAAAGGGTGTCATGGCGTCATGCTAGGACGCTTAGGACGCCTCCAAAGTTCCCAAAAGGGTGTCATGGCGTCATGCTAGGACACTTAGGACGCCTATTTCAAGGTCCCGCGCGCACGCCAAAGGGGCAGGAAAGGGGCCTGGCTTGCCCTGGGACGCATAGATCAAGCGTGCCTTGAACAACGGAGCCACGACCAAGCACGGGACTATCCTGCCAAGTATCCTGCCATTTTGGCAAGATACTCTAGCCGGCGGCGGGACAGTTCAGCCAGGCGGAACTATCTACGCCTTCAGTATGCCGAACGGCGCCAGGCCGGCGGCGGGCCGGCGGCGGGCGGACACAAAAGGTCCACTTCTGCACAGATCCTCGCCAACCTTGAGGAATCATGGGCCGGTCATGGGCCTGGCGGCGGAAAGTCGGACTGTCTGCACGTCGAAAGCCAGCCTTGCTGGGCAGGAAAAGGAAGGCGAAGCAAAGGAACTGGTGGGGGTGCGTGCAATTCCCGAGGCCTCGGGAATGAGCCGCCTGCGCGAAACTGGTCGGGATCCCGACCATTTTTCGAGCACTTCCCGAGGCCTCGGGAATGCGAAAGTCGCTCCAGGCACTTGCCGAGGCCTCGGGGATGCACTCGGGTTTGACGAAGACAGATGGAGGCAGATGCTAAAAACTCCATTCGTCGTCCTTAACCTCTTCTCTGATATACTGTTGTCAGATAGACAGATGAAATCTCTCTAAAAGAGTTTTAGTACATGTATGTGTATCTTTGTAGGAGGAGAGGGGGGGACGTATAGGAGAAAGGCTGGACCCCTGTTTTCATCCTCCGATCCGCTTTTTCTGCTCTAACTACCTGTTGTGCTATTGGTTGCGTCGCAAAATCCATCCCGCACCATCCGCCATTCTCGCTATTCCCGCCACTCCGTCTTCGACCGCGGTCTCCCGCCGCAGTCTTCGACCGCAACCGCAACCCGGGGGCTGCACCACCACCGCCGTAAACTTCGAGCTTGTTACTGGCGCAGGCCAAGTGCACATTGCGCTCATGAATACCACCACCTCCCTTTCTACCCCGCGAGCGGTCGCAATCTCTTACAACTGGGAAACCGGGGAGATCCAGTCGATAAACTTCGACGGTGAGGGTTGCGTCGAGCAAGCGAGAAAATGGGTGGAAGGAGATGGGCCTGATTCTGCGCGGTCTTTTCTCGTGGACCGCGGCTGGGAACACTTCTGGCGCGCGAATAGGGCGGCTCTTGCTCGCGGTGCGCTTGCGTGCCCTGCCGCATACGACCCGCAGTATTTCGAGCGCCATTGCCACTCCAGCACGCCTTCGCCCCGGTGTGAAACTGACCGCAACGCTCTTACCCCTGTGTCCAATCCAGTGCTGCCCGCAACTCCGCCCATAATCGTGTGCCACTAACCCCACTAACCATCCTCATTTGCAGAATAAGCGCACCTGTAATCGCGTTTCTGCGGTTGACGGTGCGCCGTTCGACGGGTAGATTAGCGCCATGATGCACATCAGTCCGAACTGTTTCGAGTGTGTTCACGGGCACGTCCCGCATTTTCTGCCGGCGCGCCACCCCGACGCTTCCAAGATCCGCTGCGATCACCCGCTCATCGCGCGCCTGCCGATGGCGTGCGAATCGAGGCTCAACGTGCCGCAGGAGCTCGATCTCTGCACCATGTTTCAACCGCTGCGTTCTTGATTTAATTGATATGACCACGCCACACACGCATCCTCACGGGCAAGCCTTCCCCGATCCGAGGGGATCTAACCAAGCATCCGGGCTGACCAAGCGGGAGTTGTTTGCCGCGTTCGCCTTGGCTGGGTTTTGCGCGCACCCCGAGATAGGCAACCGATCGCCGGAGGTGATCGCATCTCTCGCCTCCGATCAAGCGGACGAGCTAATCACCTACCTGAACCTATGAACGCAGCCCACAAGCAGAACAGAATTGACTCCGCCAAACGCAGGCGCGCTCGCAAGGCCGCATTCTTGCGAGAGCAAATACTCCGTGAGCAGCAGCGCGCGGAGAGTCTGCACGTCGATCCGAATGCTGCGCAAATGAGCAACTGGTCGCTGCAACTGCGGCACCTGGCGGATCTGGCCACTTGACCAAAACCGCACAAACACCCAATCTAGGGTATGACATTGTTTCCCAACAAACGCGGGTTTGCTCGGCCGGACCCGGAAGATACGCTGTTCGAGTCCATGCCCGTGGATTTAGCACAGAGGTATCGTGAAACCCGATCGATGAGACAACAGCAGCAGCGCCAGGCCGACCGGGCAGACTTTGCCAACCGCGTGTTGAAAATGGCTAATTGAACGCTTGCGTATGATCTACGATCTCGACAACTTCGCCGTGTGTTGCGGCGTTTTGTTGCTGTGCCTGCTCGTTGCAAATTTACTGTGGACCCTGTTGTGCCGGCGCAAATGAACCGAAACCAAAAGTGAGCAAACCCAAACCTGTCTCGGTGCCGGTGCCGGCGTCTGTCTCCAACCTTCCCGCCTTCAGCGGGTATTCGCCGGCTCTGGAAGATCTCGACCAGAGCGCGATCTTTCTGGCCTACCTCACGTTCCTGGGGGACCTGGGGCAAACAGCGCTGGCGACGAACACCCCGCAGCACTTGGTCGCGCAGCTCGAAGCGCGAGAGGACTGGCGCGCCAAGCTGGTCAACCTGCACACGTTTAAGGAGAAAGGAGATCAGGGAGGCTTCGAGCAAGCGATTAACCGCACCGTCAACTTCGTGCAGGCAGTCCGCCTCCGAAGGCTAATCGACCTGGCCCTCCGCCGCATGCTGCAAGATCCAAGCCCCGAGGCAGTGTTCGGCTACTTCGAGGGCTACGACAAGCACGGCAACAAGATCACCAATATCCGACCGCTCATGGACCTGGTGAAAGCTGCGGAGACGGCGCAGCACATGACGTATCGCGCGCTGGGCGACCGCGCGGAGGAGCCGGTTGCGCAAATGGCCGGGCACAGTCCGCAGAGCCAGGTAATGAGCATGCAGCGCGCGCTGGCTGCGTTGAACGCGATACCAGGCGAGAGCGCAGTCAACGCAGTGAAGGAGGAAATTCGCACGCTCAGCGAACCTCCGAAAGAAGAATTTGACCCGCGCGGGCGGTCTTTGGAGCAGGCGATGAAGTTGACTCAACCAAACGAAGAACCCCCTGGAAAGGCATCCCTATGAATGAGACGCTGTTCGACGATCCCCAGTATGACATCAGGCTCGCGGAGTTTGCAGGCATGCCGAAGATTGCCCGGTTGACGCGGATCATGTGCGTGACCGAGAAAATCGATGGAACAAACGCGCAGGTGGCGGTGTTCAAGAGCGGCGAAGTTCGGGCGGGCAGCAAGAATCGCTGGGTGACTCCCGCGCAAGACAACTTTTGCTTTGCGTCCTGGGTGATGGAGCATGAGGAGCAACTGCGACGGTTAGGTCCCGGTCGGCACTTCGGCGAATGGTGGGGCCACGGGATTCAGCGTGGATATGGCTGCAAGACCGGCGAGCGGTATTTCTCGCTTTTCAACGTAGTCCGTTACACGCTAGGCACCCCCAACAAACCCGCCGAGACTCCGCCTGCGTGCTGCCTCGTGGTGCCGATACTTTACCTGGGCCTTTTCCAGACTTCGCAAATTGAATGCGTTCTTGACGAGCTGGGGAAGAGCGGCAGCAAAGCAAAGCCCGGCTATGCGAATCCCGAGGGGATAGTGGTCTGCCACTTGCCCAGCCGGGCGTTGTTCAAGAAAACATTCGAGGGAGACTTCGCAGGAAAAGGAGTTGACGCATGAGTTCAGAACAAGAAACCCTGTGGGCAATTAAGGGCGTGGTCTCTGAACTGCCGCTGGCGCAGCAAGAGGCTTGCAAAGAGTTGGCCGAACACTTTCGCGAGTCGATCAAGAGAGCCGGCTTTCCGGTGGGAGAACTGGCTCTGTCGCTGGTCGGCGCCGAGTTTGCGGCCAAAGAGTGAGCCTCGCGTGAGCACGGGATTTCTATCCTACGCTGACGCCACATACCGCCCCCTGGCGCAGGTGTTGCTGGACAGCATGCAAGTGTTTTCGGAACACCCAATCGAGTTGATGCGGTGGGAAGACCTGCGTTCATCGGGGTGGGAGAAGCTTAATTGTTTCTCGAAGTTTCGGGCCTACTTGCGCAGTCCGTTTGACCACACCGTGTGGGTGGACGCAGACTGCGTAGCCAATCGACACGTGGACGCGCTGATCGAATTCGCCCGCCGCTACGACGCGCCTGTTCCGTTGCTGTGTTATCACGGCGAGCCGCAGTCTCTTTACGCAGAGCGGGCTTATCTCGGAGTGGAGTCCCCGAGCATGCCTTACGGGCATGCCTGCGTGGTCGTATTCAACCGCAAGTGCAGCGACTTTTTCAAAGAGTGCCTGGATACGTTTCCGGCCGATCCCGAGGAGATCGAGGAAGGCATGCCGCCGCTCAATGACGAGTCGGTTACGAACGTGATGCTGTGGAAATACGATTGCGGCGCTCAACTGAACTGCGTCGCCACTCCCCGATGGTTGTTCCCGTATTACGCCGGACTCGCAAAGGTGCCGAAGGGCGGGCGTCGGTGGCTGGTTGATGGACGGGCCTCTCACCACCTGTTTCACGGCGAGAAAGATCCGGCGGCTGCACGGGGAATGCTCAGCAAACTTCTGGATATGTCTTTTCCACCGAATTTGTTTTGCATGAGGTATCTGTGAAGCCTGTCATTTGCTTTTTCTACCACGAGCCTTCAGCGGTCGCACAGTTTCATTTGCGCTGCGTGCGGAAGACCAACCGGCTGCCCATCGTGTTGATTTGTCCTCACGACGGCGTGCCGTTTCCCGGGGAATCGGTTGTTGCAGACACGGGTTTGCTGGGCTTCGAGAAGCATCGGAACTCAGCTACCGTGCGAGGCTTTCTGAATTGGTGGAGGACGACAGGGGGGTTGAGTTACGATTCCTTTATCTGGGTCGAGTATGACACGCTTGTCCGCCGGCCTTTGCTGGAGCTGTTCGGCCCGATACCGGACGTTCCTTCTGCGCTATTCGCGGCTGAAACGTTGAAGTGGCCCGATCCTTGGGGCTGGTGGGACAAGCTCGAATACATGGACGTGAACGCGGAAGGCGGCAGGCTGAAACCCTATCTGAGGGGAATCAAACCGTTGACCGGGGTGTTTGTGGGCCGGAAGGTTGTTGAAGATTCTCTGGCGCTGATTGTGCAGGATCGCTGGTTGAGGAATTTGCATAGCGAGATGTGTTTGGCTACCGCGGCTTGCACGGCGGGGTATGAGGCCGCTGCGTATGGGAATAGGTGGATTACTTGCGGCGATCTTACCGACTACGCGCGCTGGGTTGTTCAAATGCCTCCCTTTGCTCACGCGGTCAAGTCGATCATTCCCCGAGGAGCGGTATGAGTGCCGAGGAGTTCATTCTCTACCGCCGGCAGGAGCTCGCCTTGTATTTCCACAACATGTGGGGCAAGCAGTGGATTGCGATGGCCCGTAAACAATTCGGGGTGGCTCCAGTCGCATGCTACCGTTTGGCCAACACGCGCTTTGGCCGGGCGGGCGTGGAAGATACCCCCTCGGGGTATCAGGTATGCCGAAAGTGGGAGAGCTGGGCCAGGCAGATGGGATTTGTCTCCCCGCTGGACACCTGGATTGCGCGCGGGCTGAGCGAGGAGCAGCGGCGGATCTTCGAGCTTGCGCGGGCGAAAGCGGTATTGCACGACAAACAGGACATAAAGGGGACATTAAGTCCGCTAAAGCGGACGATAACTGCAAATCCAGCCGACGTTGTTAGCGCCGCGCTGGGAAAGTGAAAATAAGCCGATGGCTAATTATCGCGTGATCATCAGGGGTGCCCACGGGCGCCAGGTGTATGTCAAGAACGCCGGCAGCCGTGAGGAGGCGGCAGTCAAGGCGGAAGCACAAGCCGGCGTCGGCATCGAAGATATGGAAGCCGTCGAGAAGACGACTTGTGATCCCGATTACATCGACAGCGGACACAAAGACGGGCACGCTGGCCCGCGGGTGTTGATGCCGGCGATTCCCTGGCATTTTTGCACGACCTGCCAGCGCCCCGGGCACCAGGCTAACCGGTGTCCTTGCCGAGGACTCATTCATGGCCGGCCCAGTTCCGGCGTTGCAGCACCAATTATATGAACGACCGAATCCGATACCAAATCGAAGTCGCGAAATCCGGGATAAGTCTCTTCAGCGTCATTCCGGGAGACGCGTTCGCGGAAGATGAGCGCGCGGTGGAGGCGATTCTGAACGACCTGCGCGCGCGGTTTCCTGCCAAGCAAGGCTGGGAAGTGCGCCAGATTGCTTTTGAAGTTCCTCCGAGGGAGCCGGAGAAGCCTTCGTTGGATTCTCTGGTGGAGGCGGCTACCCGGCAGCAAGTGTCTGAGGCGTCGGACCCGTTGAACAAACTGATCGCAAAGCAGGCAAAGCGGCCCGATGCGATGCAGCCGCCGGTGCCGGTCGTGGATATTCCTCCACCAACGGGTAAGCCGCCGAAGCATCGCGCTATCATCGCGAGCCCGGTGCCCGATAGCGCGCTGGGCCTGGAGACTGCAAACGAGAACCGGCCGTCCGATATGGTTCGGCATGCCCCGAGCCCGTCGAGCCGTCTATGAAACGCCTGGTCGATTGTCTGAAGGTGGCGCGCATGTTCGCGGTTATCGGTTTGATTGCACTTTTTGAAATGTTGGCGTGGGTGTGTTACTCCGTTTTCCGAAGGCATCGTTGATGTGGCGGCCGATCGCTTATCGTATTCACGAGCTGCCCCCGACTATGTGCAAGGGGAAACTCTGTCCGACGCTTGGATATGCTTGGCGGGGGCGGGGCGATCGGCGAGGCGTCGAGTTGAGCCCGCGGCAATTCCCACGAGAGTTCCTCGACACGACAATTCACGAGGCGCTGCACGTGTTGTTTCCGCTTCTTCGCCATTCGCGTGTTATCTTTTGTGCCTGGGCGATCAGCAGCCTGCTTTGGCGACTTGGCTACCGCCGGAAGAAATAAGTGGTTGACAAGGGACGCGGGGTGTGGCAAATTCTTGCGCGTGACGAAGACCGGAGCTTGGTGTAGAGAGTTTGTTACTAGCGTGAGCACGCTGGCGCGTAGTGCCAGAGGGATCAGATCCTCGACCTGGTAGCTCCGACCAAATCGAAACTCAGCTAAACGCAATCGTATGAAACCAATCAAACGCTAACATGAACACGAACGTAATCATACCGAACCGGTTTCAAGGGCAAGTCAAACCTAGCCGTCCGAGGCTTGTCCCCGCCCGCGTGCCGCAGCAATTCAAGCAGTGGAATCGCTGGGACGACGCTCCGCTCGCGAAGTTGAGGCAAGAGCAGCGCCGGGCCAGCCGGCTGCTGAGCTACCTGCCGAAGAAGATCGAGCGTGCGCGCAAGCTGGAGTTGTCGCATTTGGCCGCGGATCTCGAATCGCGCCTCGCGAGAGCGAAGATCAACTACGAGGTTCTGACCAACAAGATCGATCTGCGCACGGGCGCGCCGGTCGTGGCGCCGGAGAAGTTCCTTGGCCGGGGCGCCCGCGAGCGGCTGGCGGCGGCGAAGTTACTGAAAGACAAGGAGGCTGCATGAGCGAAGACAAGATTCCCTACGTCACGAAGACCCCTCCCCGAACCTCTGAAGAGACTCGGCTCAAAGATCCGGTTACGGGGGCCGAGAAGGGCAGCAAGGAAGCACGCTTCGACTTGATTCCCGCCGGCCCGCTGTTCACCCTGGCGCGCGTATTTGGCCGCGGGGCCAAGAAGTATGCAGAGCGCAATTGGGAGCGCGGCTACCCCTGGAGCTGGTCGTTTGCGGCGCTTATGCGGCACGCCTGGGCGTTCTGGCGGGGCGAGGAGCTCGACCAGGAAAGCGGCCTTCCGCACCTGGCGCACGCGGCCTGGCATTGCTTCGTGTTGCAGGAATTCACGAACTGCTACCCGGACAAGGATGATCGCAGCAAGATGCGCAGAGACGAGGTTGCGTCGCCGGCTACTTCTCTCAACAAGGGGAAGCAAGCCTGGACGGTTGATGATTGGCGCGCCTCGATGCAGGAGGTCGCGAAGGAAAAGGGGATCACGGGACTGGGAGGACGGCTCTGCTCCAGGACCGATGAATCGGAATTACAACGGCGGTTCGACAACTTGCAAAACGTGATCGCTGGGATAACTGAACAGCGGTCGGTGATAAAGGCTGAGCTTGCGCAAGCTCGTGAAAAGCAGAGCCGGTTGGAAAACAATATCCTCTGTCTGGAAACCACCAACGCGAGCCTAATGAACGAATCCGCCAAGCTGCGTGAGTCCCTCGCAAGTTCACAGTGTGAAGCCGCCAGGCTGGTAAAGACGGTAGAACACTGGAAGGCGTGCTTGACTTCTGCGCGGTCTGCGTTATCGACGGCGGAAGCTGAAGTCGCCGAGTTGCGCGATCACCTCTCGCCGAAACCGCAGGCTTGCTTCGTGGTCGCCTCGCCGAAACCGCAGGCTTTTTGGAGGACACTATGAGCGCACGTAAACTCAGCACCGGGGGGACCGAAAATGCGTATCGCGGACGCCGCATTATCTACATCGCCGGACCTTTTAGGGGACCGAGCAACTGGGCCATTGTGCAGAATATCCGGCGCGCCGAGCGGCTGGCGTTGGAGGTCTGGGCAATGGGACACGTTGCGCTTTGCCCACATTTGAACACCCGGAATTTCCAGGACGCGCTGCCCGATTGGGTTTGGCTGCTTGGCGACCTGTCTCTCGTGATCCGATGCGACGGCGTGTTGCTAGCGCACAACTGGGAGAAGTCGAAGGGTTCTGTCGGTGAAATGAAGCATGCGATGCTGCACGGAATCCCGGTCTTTCGGAGCTTGTCCGAATTGCGCCGGTCGTTCGGGTCGCAGCAGATGCCAGTCGTTGAATGAGTCAAAACCGAGTCATTTCGTTTTCGCTCTACGGCACCGCGCCGAAGTATTTGGTCGGCGCGGTGTGCAACGTTGCGGACGCAGCCCGTTTCTATCCCGGTTGGATCTGTCGTTTCTACGTGCGAGAAGACGTGCCCCGAGACGTTTGCCGGCGCCTGGAGGCGCTCGGGGCGACCATCGTGCCGAGATCCGCACTATGGTTTGGCGAGGAAATGTTCTGGCGGTTTGAAGCAATCGATGATCCCTCCGCAGACGTAGTGTTGATTCGTGACGCGGACAGCCGGTTTAGTTTCCGGGAACAGCTCGCGGTGTTTTGCTGGCTGCGATCGAATTCGCCTGTCCACGTCATGAGGGATCATCCGGCGCATAATATGCCCATCCCCGGGGGCATGTGGGGCGCGCGTTTTGGGGCGATCCAAAACCTGCGGGACTTGATCGAGGAATGGCGGCGCACTTCTCGTCGATACGCGGCAATGGCGGAGCAAGGCACGACTTACGGCATGGACCAGGTTTTTCTGACGGAGATAATCTGGCCGCTCGTGAAGTCTGGCGTGTATCAACACGATGAGTTCTATCGCGGGAAGTGGAGCGCTTTTGCCTGGCCTTCTCCAGTGCTTTCCGACGGGCACTTTGTCGGTGAAGTTTATGATGAGAATAACCAACCCCGGATGATGGACCGAATCTCGCGACACTTATGAAATCCGAAACCCTTACCATTGTCACTTATCAATACGCTGAGTTGAATCCAGGCGCGCAGCAAGTTGCTGACCGCAACATTGCCAGCATCATCCAATACCTCTGGTCTAACGAGCCGGCGGTGCAGCAGTTGGTGGGTTTGCGACCGAATTCGACGGAGGCGGAAGCAAAGGCCGCAGAGCCAAACGTGCGCGGGTGGATCGCGAGCCAGGTGGCGCACCAGCGAAACACCATGACGTTTTTGGAGAGTGGCGAGGCCTTCGAGCTGGACGCATTCAAGAAAGCGATTAGCCGGCCTCCGCCGGAAGCGAAAGCGGCTCCACACGTTCTCACGGTGCCGGCCAACAGGCTAGTCGATCCGCAAGGGAGGTTGATCCAGTGAGAATTACCCAGGTCTTTCTGTCGGTAAACGACAATTCGGTTTACACGGAGTTCGTCGAGCCGGTGGTCGCGCAGTGGCATCGCGTTATCCCGGGTGTGCGAGTGACGTTGTTGTGGTGCGATCACCGTTTGCCGCCGCATTCATGGGAGTCGATTCCGGGTTTGGACGATGTTCACGTTGTCGTGAACGTGCCGGATTTGGTGAACATTCCGACCGCAATCACGGCGCTCTGGGCACGCTACTTCTTCGCTTCGCTGATCTCTGCTCCTGGCGACGTGTCGATTATCTCAGATGTCGATATGTTCCCGCTGAGCCGGGATTATTTTGTGCACCAGTTGGAGGCAGTGCCTTCAGATACCTACGCTCATTTGCACGCTAACGTCCCTGCGTATGGGCGCATTCCGAGTTGCTATCACGTGGCTTCGGCGGCGAATTTCCGCGCGGTGTTGGGCCTGGAGAAAGGCTCCTGGACCGAGTCCATGCTGAAAGTCTGGGCGTCGCGAAAGCACGCAGACGGCTGGTTCTGTGACGAAGACTTTGCCACTTGCCAGATGCAGGCGTCTCGGCACACTTTTTACATGCCTTCGCGGCGCCACCAGTTCGATCGTATCGACCGGGATCTCTACTACGACGTGGAAATGTTGAGCCTGGGAGCCTATTATGATTTGCACGCTCCGAGGCCTTACCACGAGCACGCAGCTAAGATTCAGTCCATTTTACAGGCGGTTCCTGGTGAGACCAGGCCGGCTTTGGGGCACGACATCCTCGCGTATCGAGTGCTGTGAATTTATGCCAGTCACGATTCGGAAAGCAAATAAAAGCGGCTCCAGGGTGTCCGTGAGGACGCCCGGTGGAGTGAAATCCAAGTCAACAACCCCCGCAAAAGCGGCAGCGCAAGAGCGGCTGCTGAACGCGGTCGAACATTCGGATTGGCGGCCTGCTGGAAA